AATTTTCTCGTAAAGTGTAAATTATTTCGCTGTCTACTTGACGGGGTGCACACCACTTTGTCCAGGGCGGGGGACGGGGCCTCGCCGGGGGCCGCCTTGTCAGCCTTGGACGGGCGGCCCCTGCGGGGCTCCGTCCCTTTTTCTGGCTGCTCCTTTTTGGCCGCTCCAGGTTGTTCCTGCATTTTCGCCGGACGGCCACGGCGTTTTTTCGGCTGATCCGCCTGCGCCGCTTTTTCCTCCGCCCGAATTTCATCCAGGGATTTTTCCCAGGGGGGCTTTTCCTCGTTTCCAAACAAGTCCTGGAACACCGCACCCCCATGTTTGGGGGAGTTATCCTCGACAACCGGGGCCTCCACTGTTTTTTCCCCGGCGTCCCGCGCCGCCGTCAGATCAATGACCTTTCCAGACGGGGCGGCTGGCGCATCTTCTCCGTGGAGGGCCTCCGGGCCGGAATGTTCCGGCGCTGGCTGCTCTGGTGTAAGAGAGCCGCCCGGCTCGGCAGGGCCGGAGGACTCCGGGGCCTGCTGTTCCTCCAGGCCCGTTTTCAGCTTGTCATCCGCCATTCACAAAACCTCCTTTTTTTGAAATTAAAAAAGGCCAGACCACACGGCCCGGCCAGCTTAAAAATATTTCCCCCCTTCTTTTTCGAGATATGTAATCAGCACCACTCCTTTCTCAATCCCGGCCATAAAAAAACGTCGCTTTTCATAAAGAAATAGCGACGTTTTCGTGTAGGTTGGCTCGGTTTTGTTGTGTTTTATGATTATGCCCTTGTATAAAAACTTTATCTCTAAGGGAAATAAGAAATCCGAACCCTTGACCGATTGGCCTAAGGTTCGGATTATCTTGCATTGGTGGAGCATTACATTTATCATACGAACCCACAGACACGTTAAAATCGGTGGAGGAATCGCCGCAGAAATCAACACCGCCAATAGCTCCTTGCATTTCTATATAAGAAATTTGCTTGCCGCCCTTGATATTATAAAAGATCACAACACGATCATCATACAAATATACGCAGTTTACAAACACGTCGATAATTCGACGGCGAAAATCCTCATCAAACAAATCACCCTTGCAAAACTGCTTCAACCACGCGATAATATCCGCTTCCGTATAGCGAATTCCGTTCGCAATTTTCAATTTTGCAAGGTCAATCTGCAAATCGCATTTTTGCTGATCGGCAAGTTCGATTTTTTCGTTTATGCGGGCGCGTGCGGACTTTGGAACCTCTAACAGCATATCAACGTATTTATCAATATCACGATCAAGTTTTGCAATGCGCTTTTCTAAATCATGTACTTTCGCGCTGTTAAATTCCTTGTCGTATTCAGCCACAACAGCGGCGGCAATTTGTTTCATGCGTTCTGGGGTAAGGACATATTGTACGGTCTGTTCGACGACATACCATTCAATAAAATCTTTCTTTTCGTGCGCTTTATTGCAAGTATGGGTTCGGCGGCGATTACCACAGGAATAGTAATAGTGCATATCGCCGTGTCTCCCCTTGCCCGGCACGCCCAACATTGCCGCGCCACACGGCCCGCAAAACACCTTGCCGGAGAGAAGATAATCAACCTTTGCTTTATTGCCCTTGCCGACATGGGCATTTGCGGCAATTCGTTCTTGCACCTTTGCAAAGGTTTCCCTGTCGATCAGCGCGGGGCATTCGCTCACAACATCATTCCAGCGCATAACGCCGATATACTTTTCGCAACGCAAGGCGGTTTGAAAGGCGGTATCGCCGAACGGCTTTCCTTTCGCGTTACGGAAACCGCGGGCATTAACCTCCGCAATTATTTTGCGCTTTGGAACGCCTTTTGCATATTGCTCAAACACGTATTGAATAACGGGGGCCTTTTCGGGGTCAATCACAAGGTGGTGGTCAACAACCTTATACCCATAGGGAACTGACCCACCGAGAAACTGGCCCTTTAGTGCACTTTCGCGGCTACCGCGCTTGATCTTTTGAGAGAGATCAACGGAATAGTATTCGGCGGAAGCTTCAAGAACAGCCTCAAGAATAATGCTTTCGGGGTTATCGCCGATATTCTCCATTGCGGAAAGCACCTTTACGCCGTTGGCTTTTAGCTTGTGGCGGTAAATCGCGCTGTCATAGCGGTTGCGTGCGAATCGGTCAAGCTTATAGACAATAACAAATTGAAATGCTTTCTTCTTTGAATCCGCTATCATTTGTTGAAAGTCCGGGCGGTCATCCGTCTTGCCAGAAATAGCCCGATCAATATATTCACCTACGATTTTATAGCCCTCACGCTGGGCGTAATCGTGGCAAACGCGTAATTGCCCCTCAATACTTTGCTCGGTCTGATTATGGGAAGAGAAGCGGGCGTATATAACAGCGTTCACATTTTGGGCCGCGTTAGTTTCTGATTTTTTCACAACGAAACCCCTTTCTTTTACCCGCCCTTTGTGTTAGTATAACGGCAGGGATATTGTATTTTGAAGTGGTACAAGTTTCCTGTAAAGCCGCCCGGTGCTGGTAACGCCGGGCGGCTTTTTATTGGTTCAATAACTCTTTAACAATGCTGGTTTGCAGTTCAAAGAGGATATGCGCCTGATTTTCAAGTGCCTTTTGAAATTCAGGAAGCAAATCGCGGTACTTCTCGACAAGCTGAATTTCGTTTTCCGATAGTTCATACTTCATAAAACGCCTTTCATTATCTATACATGATAAGCGTAGAATAGCCCTGCATAATGTCGGCGTTATCGCGGAAAATAGTTGTAACTTTTACGTCAACAATTTCGTAACCGTCATTTTGCATCAAAGAAAGAATCGTGTCAATTTGAGTTGTGTACTTATCTTCACAGCAGAAGATTCCATTTGCAAATTTGGAATAGCTATTGACCATAACAATGTGCGTCTTTCCGTCTTTATCTTTCAGATATTTCTTAACGTCCGAATATACACCATTTGCAACAGCGGTCTGATTTTTTGTAAATAATCCCATTGTAGCTCACCTTTCTAATCAATTTCTGCCGCCCTCATGGGCGGCGCTTTTTATTTATGCGGGCATTTCGCCCGCGAATTCAAACAAAAAGTCGTAGTTTTGCCGCCTGAACTCTTGAAGCAAGTAGCGACGCACAAACGGGGCGAACAGCGCTTCAACCTGTCTTTCAAGCGGGGCCGTATTAAACTTCCCGCGGGCTTCCAGCTTCTTTATATACTCGCTACGGTATTCCGCGGCTTCCCTGCTGATACCGCAAAGCCGCATGATCTGTTCCGGCTCAAACGCCTTGCAATCATGAAGAACGATCGACGGGCAAAGGACGCGCCGGGCGAAGCCTTGCGCTTCCCGCTCAAATAGCGGGCGCTCTTCCGTTCGGACACGGGAGATGATAGGCGCTTGCGGGTTAATGTGCCCTAAATGAATATGGGCGATTTCATGAAGCAGGGTCCAGCGGCACACGGAAAACGGAAGCGCGGAGTTGTAGCAGATAATGGAACAGCCGTCACGCTGGGACCAAAAGGCGAAGCCGTCTTTTTCGTAACGCGAAATCAGATCGTCCACGCTCCTATGAACAAGCGCGGAAAATTCCTCGTAAGTATAGATTGTCCATTCGTTTTGCAACGCGATACGGAAAGGGTCAACGGGCAATGAATTGATACCCTGATCGAGCAGAAAACGCCACGCGGCTTCTTGAAGAAAATTACGCACTTATTTTTTCTCGCTGTCACCGCTGTCGTACAAATCTTTCAATTCGCCGATCTGTTCGGAGTGACCACCGCGCGCCGCAACCGCGCCCGCGTTTTCTTTTACATACTCTTCCCGGTAATCGTCGTAGTTTTCGTCGGAAAGAACCGCGTCAACAAGGCTCCGCAGATAATCCTTTATCACCTTGCGCTGGAGCGTGCCGAGGTTCAAATAACATTCAACGATCTTCTGGTCGAGAGCGTCAAGGTCATATTCCGCCGCAAGAGTAGAAATAACGCTTTTGTCGGTTTCAACAAACATTTCGCCGCGACCTGAAAAAAGCCATTCCTTATTTACACTAAAAACAGAACACAAATGTTCTATGAAAAGCGGCTTAATTTCAGCGCGGTTCAATTCCATATTAACAACTACACCCCGACTGACACCAAGCCTTTTTCCAAACTCTTCCTGAGATAAGTTCAGAGATTTTCTAATCTCTTTAATTCTATCGTTCACGTTGATTACCCCACTTCTTTCATTCGCATTGAATACATCTGCAAAAATAATATAGCATATCAAAAACGTGCTGTCAACACAGCAAGCAAAAACATTTTCAAAAAATAGTGTTGACAGCACGTTATTATCGTGGTATTATGTGTTCACAACACAGGACAAGCAAAAAATATGGTTCGGCAACACAAAGGAGGAACCGAAATGGCAGAGCAAAAAACTATGACACGTGATGAACTGTACAACGTGATTCTGCGGGCGGTAAAAGATGCGATGGCGGAACACGATATGCCGATAGGGTTGGTTCGGGCGGTATTGAACGAAGTAGATTCTTCCATTGCCGCGGCGGTAAACAATTCCGGGTTCCAGATAATCCACGACCGACTGCAAGAAAGAAAGCACCGCGAATGAGGCAACATTCGCAGGGCAGTCCATCAATGTGAAGAGATATTCGAAATCTTAACGAGGGGATGAAACCAATGTATGAAGCACTGAAAAGCAAAACCGAATCTATCGCAGAGAAGTACGCCGACCTGATTGAAAAACGGCTGAATTTGGCCCTGAACAATGACGCGGAGGTTTGCGCCGCGATGGAGCAAATCGAGGGCGGAGTGAAAATGCTGGGGTATCTCTTAACCGCCCTTGAAAGAATGAACCGAATTAGCCACGGCAATGACTAACACGGTTCATTCAGCGGAGTTAAATTCGTTCCCATTCTGAAAGATCAGTGGGAACAATGTCGTTTGCGGAATCGTACATATCCCAATTAGAACAGCCCGTCGATTGCATATAGACGTTATCAGCTTCCGCTTGCGGGGTATCGCATGATTCCCAAACGATTCCGTTGTAAATCATTCCATAGCGGCCATTGGCAAGCCGCTTTATGTAGATATTTCCAATAGGACTTTTGTAAAGCCACATACACATCACCCCCTTTACCTTGATTATATCACGGTTCGGGGAACGAAAAAAGGAGCGTGAAAACAATGCTAAAAAGTGATGTACGGCAGATTAGCCGCGAAGAGAAGATTGACGCGGCGGAGATCGCGGAGATGGCACGCAAATTGCCAGACAGAGAGAAAGAGCGATTTTTCTTTATGATGAAAGGTGTTGCGCTCATGGGTGAAGCCGAGCGCATTCAGGCACAGAATGTCCGAGCGGGCGCGTAACCCGCACAGCACCCAGCGAGGGAGGTTTCAAGATGGCGAAGAAACAGTTTATTCAAATCGGAATAACGGCTTTACGCGACCCGGCAACGGGCGGATTCCTCCCCGCTGTGCCGCTCTACATAGAAGCCACATCGGAAGCAACCGACGCAGAAGCCGCTATGATTCGGGACATTGGAAAGGTGTTTGCCGAAAAGATGAAACAGTATATCGAGGGCGGCGGAGTCATGCCATGCGCCAGCGACGGGAGGAAACGGGCATGAGCGCGGCGGTTCTCCGGGTTTCCCATTTCGATTTAGACAAAATCGCCGCCAGCGGTCAATGCTTCCGATGGGAAAAACTCTATACCCGGAAATACAGAATCCCGGCGGGCGACGCTTGCGCCTACGTCACGCAGACGGGCGACACCCTGACCGTTGACGATCAGAACGTTTTGACCTCTTCCGTGGAGTTTTGGGCGAACTACTTTGCCGTATATGACGACTACGCCGGAATGTGGCGGGAGATTAACCGATACGCGGCGGAGGATGGCCCGGAAGCCTATTTGACCCGCGCCGCCCGCGCTTCCGACGGGGTTGTGATTCTGAACCAGCCTATATGGGAAACGATAGTTTCTTTCATGGTATCGCAGAACAACAATATTCCCCGCATTCGGCGAAGCATTCAGGCGATTTGTGCGGAGTGCGGCACGCTTCATACATCGACATACGACTATTGGTACGGATTCCCGACCCCGGACGCGCTGGCCTGCGCTGACCTTTCAAACGCCGGGCTGGGCTACCGCGAACCGTACATAAAGGACCTTGCCGCGGCGGTTGCCGCCGGGCGGTTCGACCTGAACTTTCTTCAAACGGCGGACTATGAAACCGCCCGCGCATACCTGAAAAGCGTTCGAGGTATCGGCGACAAGGTGGCGAATTGCATTTGCCTTTTTGCCTTGGGCCATAAAGCCGCATTCCCGGTTGACACGTGGATTCGCCGCGCGGTTGATCGTGAATTCGGCGGAGAATTCCCCGCCGCCCGATATGCCGGGTATGCGGGCCTGATTCAACAATTCATGTTCTACTACGAAAAGAACGGCGACGTTCCGGCAGTTAGAAAGGCGGCGGAAAATGCTTGAAATCGTACCCATGACGCTAAAAGAAGCAAACGCGTTTGTAGAGCAAAACCACCGTCACCACGGGCCGACCGTCGGACACAAGTTTTCAATCGGAGTTTCGGACGGCGAAAAGATTGTAGGGGTTGCCATTGTGGGCCGTCCTGTTGCCCGGCATTTAGACGACGGGTGGACGCTGGAGGTCAACAGACTTTGCACGGACGGGACGCGCAATGCCTGTTCAATGCTTTATGCCGCCGCATGGAGAGCCGCCCGCGCTATGGGCTATAAGCGGGTTGTCACCTACATTCTCGAATCGGAGAACGGCGCAAGCTTGCGCGCCGCCGGGTGGAAATGCGTAGGACAAGCGGGGGGTCTGCGGTGGACAGGAAAACGCCGCCCGGAAGTGGACCTTTACCCCGCACAAATGAAAATTAGGTTTGAACGGGAGGAATCGACATGACGCAGAAAAAGCAATACCCCGGCGGCGTGAAACTGACCTTGAAAAAGGCCCGCGCGGTTGCGATTCAGGAATTCGGGACCGCAAAGGGGCTGGCGAAAGAAGAACCCGCCCCGTTCGGTTATTTCACAATGGAAATCGGGAATCTGTACGTCAGAATTCACCCGGACACCTACGGCGAAACAGGGTGCATTGTGGTTTCCGCTGAAATGGCCCACGGAACCGGGCAAAGCCTGAAATTCCTTGACCCCGAAACCCTGCAAGACAATTTCGACGCGCTGGAGAAGCGCCGCCGGGAGGACGACCGCGAAGCCCTGAACGATTGGGTCAACAGCAACGGCCCGGAATTCTGCCACAAGCAGATTGACCGCGCGTGGGAAAGAGGGTGACGGCGTGAAAATCCGAATCACCCACGACACCAAAATTCCCCTTGTGGACGCGGGCAGAACCTTTGACGTTCGCGGCGTTTCGGAATCCGGCGACGGCGAAAAGGTCTATTTCATCCACCACGCCGGAAGCTGTATCGGCGTTCGCGCCAGCGATTGCGAAGAGATCGGAACGGAGGGGGTGACAACGTGAAGCGTCAATTCTGCTTGCCCTGCTTCCTCGAACTGCAAAAGGCTGGAAAGCACGATATAAAGCGCGTCGGCGGCGGGGTCAATATGAAGATCACGTGCTGGCGGTGCAAACGCCGCCGCTACGGGGCCGAATATGAGATTTCCCGAAAGAAAGGCGGTGCGCAATGACCCACGCGGAAATAAAAGCCGCATTCATGGACGAATGCCCGGTGATGTTCAACGGCGTTCGGTATAGGCGCGTTTCCGCTCTGATTTACCGCAAGAACCCGACGGGAACGGGGCTGGTTATGCAGGCCGAATTGCTGGACCAAAATTACCGCGCCGTTGTGATCGTATCGCCGGAACGAATCGAACCCGCAAAGGAGGACAAGCCCGCATGACACCAAAATATGAGTTTGTCGCCGTCGATTTTGACGGAACGCTTTGCAACGACGCTTTCCCGGAAGTTGGAAAGCCGAAAACGCTTGTGATCGAATATGTGAAATTGCTGGCGGCGGAGGGGGCAAAGATTATCCTTTACACCAGCCGGGAGAATGGAACGCGGCCCCTGCTTGATGAAGCGGTGGCGTTCTGCAATGCGCAGGGAATCCCGCTGTATGCGGTCAACGAGAATCCGGGAAACCCGTATGCGGCCCGGTTCGGGCTGAAACCGTCGGACGGGCGCAAGGTGTACGCTGATCTTTACATAGACGACAAGGCCCAAAGCCCGGACGACATCGAGGACGTGATGGCTATTTTAGGGCCTGAATTAAAACGGAGAGCGGAACGGAGGGGAACACCATGACGCAGAAGATTATAACAATTACCGTCGGAGCGGGACAAGCCCGCCCGCGGCGGCGGCGGACCCGGCGGCGCTTCCGGGTGAACCTCTGGACCGTTGCGAAGTATGCGGCCCTGACGGTTGCCGGAATCCTGCTTTTTCGAGCGGGCGCGGCCTACGCTTTCAGGTGCCGCGGATATGCGGCGGTGGGCGGCGAAATATTCGCCCTCTTCCTCCCGGCTATCTATTACGCGGTTTCAACAACTGTCCGCGACGTGATCGAAGATTTGAAAAACGGCTTCAAGCCGAATTTTAAGGAGGACGAAGAACAATGAAAAAGCTTAGTACCTTGCAGGCCGGAACGCATTTCATGTACGGCGGCGTTGAATGGGTCAAGCTGGGAAAAGTGGTTTCCGGCGGCGTGCTTGCCCTGTCTGCAACCTGCATTTCTGAACAGGCATTCGACGCGGAGAACTGCAACGACTGGCGCAAGTCGTCTTTGCGCCGTGAACTGAACGGCCCGTTCCTTGACGCGCTGGTTTCGGAGGGCGCGGACCGCGCCGCGTTCATGGATTGGGAAAGCGACCTGACCGCCGACGACGGCATGACCGACTACGGGACCGCAACCGATAAAATCGCCCTGCTTTCCGACGGCCTTTACCGTCAATTCCGCGCCATCATTCCCCTTTTGGATGATTGGTTTTGGACCCTTACGCCGTGGTCCTGCAAAGAGGAATACAAAGCATACGTCCGCGGCGTCCATTCCTCCGGCGCGTTGAGCCGCAGCCTCGCGTACAACGGCGACTGCGGCGTTCGCCCGCTTTGCTATCTGAACTCTGAAATCTTGGTATCTATCCCCGAAGAGGACAAGGAAGCGGAGCGCAACACCTATGACGAAGCGGTAAGCGCCGCCCGCGACGATATTTTGAATATGCTGAACGCGTACCCCGTCGAGGTTTGGGGCGACGCGCTGGGCGCGGCGGTTGCTTCCCTGTTCCGGGCGAAGCTGGACGCGGCAGAGATTAGCGAGAAAGAGAAAGCAAAGGCGGCGGAGGGCTGACACCCTCCCCGCCGCGTAAAAACTGCATAAGAAAAACCGCCCCGGACTTGCTTTGCAGAGCAAGCCGAAGCGGATTCCGCCGATGAAAATACATCAACTATCAACCTAACGTTAGTATAGCACAAAGCGGCGGAAAAGTCAATAATCAGCGCCGTTTTTAAGCGGCGTGGCGGGCTTGTAATGGGTATTAAGATTCCGGCGAAGCCTTGTCACGCAGACACAAAAGAACCGGGGGATTTTCAAGGGCAGTCCCGCTCCACCCTCTCTTCTCTTTTCTTCTCTTTGCGCCGCCGAGGGTAAAGGGGGTTTGCAAAGGGGGAAGAGGGAGGGGGCGCAGGATAGGAACCCTCTTCCCCCTTTGCACCTATCGACATAGCACACGCTGGAACAGCAGAACACGCCCGCTTCATCATCCACAGAAAGAGGGTGAAGCATAGTGCGAAGCTTTATGCGAGAAAAAAAGATTTATTGCGGGAGCAATTACCGGGAGGTTGATATATTTTCCTACACCAACGGACAGAAAACAGCGGCAGGCCGCGGGAAGCGTTCAAAAAAAGTTAAGGAATCAGAGCCAAAGCAAAGGAACCTGAACGACAAGAACGCGCGCCGCTATTTCATCCAGCTTGGGAACCTGAATTTCGGGGACGACCCGGACGCGTTGCACGTGACGGCTACATACAGCGCGAAATATCTTCCGCAATCCATAGAGGACGCGGAGCGGGAAGCGACAAACTATTTGCGCCGGGTCCAGTACGCGAGGAAGAAAGCGGGGTTGCCGCCCCTGAAATATATTCTTGTCACCGCCTGCACCACAAAGAAGAACAGCGACAAGCCCGTTCGCATTCATCACCATATCGTTATGAACGGCGGGCTTGACCGTGACACCGTGGAAGAGTTGTGGCGCAAGCGAAAGCGAAAGGGCCAGAAACAGGGCGACCGAATCGGATTTTGCAACGCTGACCGCCTGCAAGCCGATGAAAACGGAATTGCCGCCCTCTGCAACTACCTTGTGAAGCAATCCGGCGGGAAAAAGCGGTGGACTTCCTCGCACAACCTAAAAAAGCCATACAGCCGCACGAACGACGGCAAATATAATCATCGACAAATTGAGAAATGGGCGCGGGAGCGTCCGGGCCGGGAGTTTTGGGAAAAGAAATACCCCGGATGGACCCTGACCGACGATGATTACGGCATTACCTACGAATACAACGACTACACCGGGTGGGCAATCTACCTGAAATTACGACGAAAAAAAGAATAGAAAGGGGGCGGCGGTCATGGGAACGCCTTTCCGTAAATGCCCGGATTGCGGCGCGCATTTGGACGCGAACGAAACTTGCGATTGCAGAAAGCCGGAACAGGAAGAACGCCCGGCGGCGGCCCAGCCCATGAAGTTAGTTGCCATTTGCCGGGAGGTTGACCGGGACACCGGGCGAATCGCGGTTTATCCGCTGAACGTGAAGATCGACGGGAACGTGATTACGCAATTACAGTTTCGGGCGAAACTCAACCCGGAATTGCGGTATTTTACCCTAACGTCGGGACGCTGGGAGCGGTACGGCGACGCGATCACGGGCATTTTGAAGCGTCGGACGGTTTCGCGGGCAGACGTGGACCGAATCGGCGGCATTGTGGAATTGTGAGGAGGTGAACCCGTGCGCGTGGGGTTGCATGACGCGGAGCAAGAATATTTGAAACATAAGATTTTCCCGAATTATGCCCTGATGAAGATTTCGGCATACCACAAGGCCCGCGGCGATTCCGTCGAATGGTGGTCCCCTATTTTCGGCGATACATACGACCTGATTTATTCAAGCAAAATATTTGACTTCACCCCGGAAAACGAATACTTACCGCCGACAGCGATTCGCGGCGGAACCGGGTATGCAGATATTCCGATCAATCAGCAGTTGCCGCCGGAAATTGACGCGGCTTTCCCTGATTACAGCATTTACCCGGAATGCGATTACGCCATTGGGTACATAACGCGCGGTTGCCCGAATCATTGCCCGTGGTGCGTGGTCCCGGCGAAAGAGGGCGCTATAAAGCCTTACAGAGCATGGGAACAACTTGTGCGCCCGGACAGCAAAAAGCTGGTTCTTATGGATAATAACATTCTTGCTTCCGAATACGGGATTGAACAGCTTGAAAGCATGATCGGGAGCGGGTACGCGATAGACCTAAATCAAGGCATGGACGCGCGGCTGGTTGACGACCGCATAGCGGGCATTTTGGCCCGGCTGAAATGGATTCGATTTATCCGCTTTTCGTGCGATCAGACCGCGCAAATTGAACCGATTATGCGAACGGCGGAATTGCTGGAGAAGCACGGGAAAAAGCCCTATAACCTGTTTATTTATCTGCTTGTCACAAAGGACGTGGAAAACGCCGCGTATCGCGTCGAGCAGTTGAAAAAACTGAAAGGCGTTAGCATTTACGCCCAGCCGGAACGAAACGAACGGAAAGGCATTATCCCGAACGATCTTCAAAAAGAATTCGCCCAGCGGTACGTTTACGGGCGTTCCTATCTGAAAGAAAGCTGGCCCGAATATCTCGAACGGCACAAAGAAAAGAGGTTGCACACATGACAAACGAAGAACGGTTCAAATTCATTTTCCGGGCGAAGATCAAGCGCCCCGGTGCGGAAGAACTGCTGGCATGGCTTGAAAGCACGGACTTTTTCACCGCCCCGGCAAGCACGAAATATCACGGAGCATACCCCGGCGGGCTTGTCGATCACAGCTTGCGGGTGTACGGCGAAATGATGAATTTGGGAGAAATCGGGCGTTTGGACTATTACGCGGAACTGACAGGCACCAGCCTTTCGGAACTGGAAGAATCGGCGGCAATTTGCGGCCTACTCCATGACGTTTGCAAGGCCGACTTTTACGAGCCGAAAAGCGGCGGCGGGTATCAGGTGAAAGACCGCTTCCCGTTCGGTCACGGCGAAAAATCCGTGTTCCTGATTGAGCGGCACATGAGGTTGACGGACGCGGAAGCCCTCGCAATCCGCTGGCACATGGGAGCGTTTGACGACGCGGCCCGCGGCGGAAGCCGGACGCTTTCGGCGGCAAGGGCCTTTTCTCCCCTTGTTTATGAACTGTCCGCGGCGGATATGCGGGCGACGCATGATGAACAATGGAGGGAGCGGGACGAATGAACGAGCGGGAGCGGCTTTTGCAGAAAATCAAGCGCGTTCAGGCTTTGGCCCTGCACGGCGTAGGCGGTGAAAAGGAATCCGCCGCCGCTATGCTTGATAAGCTGATGAAGCAATACGGAATCAGCGAATCGGATATTGCGGAAGAACACCGGGAAATCGCGTGGTTCAGGTTCAAAACCCCGCTTGAAGAAAAACTTTTGGTTCAAGTCATGTATTCCGTGGTGGGAGATCGGAGCGTTTACGAGCGGCACAACCGAAACACGAAGAAAAAGTACAAAATGCAGGGCGTGGAATGCACCCCGGCGGAGCGGCTGGAGATCGAATTAAGTTACGAATTTTTCAAAGCCGCTATGGAAACCGAACTGGAACGATTCTTTCACGCCTTTATCAGCAAAAACAACATTTTCCCGTCGCCCGACAAGGTAAAACGGCGGGATTCAACGGCACCCCCTCCCCCGGCGGCTGAAATCTTCAAAACGCAGATGATGATGGCGGGGATGGACGAATACACCCGCCGGGCGGCGCTTGAAAGCGGGGCGGCAGAATGACCGAACAGGAAAGAGCATTGCTGGCCCGGCGGTATCAAAACAAGATCAACAACGCGCAGGGACATTCTTTCGAGGACTACATAAAGGCCGCGTGCGCGTTCTACAAGGACCGGGGCCGGGCTTCCGTGGACAAGACCCCGGAGCCGTTCAGAGTGCTGGAGAAGAGCCGCGACGGGATTTTCAAGGGACGGTTCACGGCCCGCGCCCAGCCGGACTTTCAAGGGACGCTTGCGGGCGGGCGCTCCATCGTCTTTGAAGCGAAGTACACCACCACGGACCGCATGAAACGGGACGTTCTGACACCTGAACAGCAGGACGCGCTGGAAGATCACAGGCAGAAAGGCGCGGTTGCCGCCGTGTGCGCCGGAATCGGGAACGACTTTTTCTTTGTTCCTTGGGCCGTGTGGCGGGACATGAAAGAGCATTTCGGGAGAAAATACGTCACCGCGGCGGACCTCGAACAATGGCGGGTCCGATTTAACGGCGCGGTCCTCTTCCTCGACTATACCCACGAAAGGAGCGGGAGCAATGAGCAAGGGAAAACAGCACACGCAGAAATTGACAGTCCGGGTCACACCGCAAACGGCCTATAACCTCGAACGGCTTATGCACATGAGTGGGCAGAAAACGCCGGGCCGTGTCGTTGACAAGCTGGTTCGGGAGAAAATGCTGGCTTTGCGGGGCCGCGGCGGAGAATAACCCGTGTTCGACCTGAACCGCATTTATAACGCTGATTGCATGGAAGCAATGAAAGAAATCCCGGACAATTTCTTTCAACTTGCGATATGCGACCCGCCTTACGGAATCGGACACGACGGGCAACGGCAGAGGGTCCACAACAACCCGAAGCACAACCGCAAATATCACGCCCGGAAAGGCTGGGACAAGGAACCCCCGCCGCCCGAATACTTCCGCGAACTCGAACGCGTATCAGTAAATCAAATCATTTGGGGCGGAAACTATTTCGTCCCCTCCCTGACAAAAGGAACACGGGGCTGGATTGTTTGGGATAAAGGGCAACACGGCCTTTCAATGAGCGATTGCGAACTTGCCTATTCGTCGTTCGATTGCCCGACACGGGTTATTGTTATCAATCGCGCGGTTCTGCAAAGCGAGGGACCGACGATACACCCGACGCAAAAGCCCGTTCGCCTGTACGAATGGATTTTGAAGAACTACGCCCGGCCCGGTGATCGAATATTAGACACCCACGCCGGGAGCGGGTCAAGCTGTATCGCCTGTTACAACATGGGGTTTGAATTCCTCGCATTTGAAGCAGACCCGGACTATTGCGCGGCGGCGGTGGAACGTCTGGACCGGGAGCGGGCGCAAATCCGCCTTTGCGATTACCTGAAAGAGAATCAAGAAACTTTATTTTGAACGGAGGAAAGAACATGAAGTACGAATGCGGAAAGCCCGAATGGGCCGAAAACGAAGATTGCCCCATTGAAACGGGCGAACTCGAAGATTGCGAGGGTTGCTATTACGCCAGAGAAACGGAGGAAGCCAAATGAACGCGGGGATTCTGATTACTACCGTCTTTTGGGTGGTCTACACCCTCCGAAAGCATTTCAGCCCGAAAGTCGCGGCGGGTATCAAGGCGGAAACGTACAACGTGAACGTCGGCAAAAACCCGCATACGGTACAACTCCACGTCCGGCGGCTGAACCTCTGGACCGCGGCAAAGTGGGCCTTGCGCGTCGCAGGATGGGCCGAAAACCTGCTTGCGGCCCTTATGATCGTTTGGCTGGTCTACCTGTTCGGCGCAATCATAACGGGAACCGTCGTCGTTTTGGGCTACCCGGTGTAAAGGGGGCGGCGGCGGTGAAACTCCAAAAGTGCGAACGTTGCGGGAAGCCCACCGCGGAGGGGTTGCCGCTCTGCCCGGCCTGCATGGAAGAATCCGGCGCGGCGGCGGAAGCTGTCACCGCGGCGGAGGAATTACGGGACATTGCGCGGGTCCTTTCGATCACGGCGGACACGGACGCAAACATTCAAGAAGCAATGCAAGGAATCTTGAACATTGCCGAAAGACTGGAAAGGAGATTTTAACAATGGAGTTTATCGAATTCGTGTTTTCAAGCTTTTGGATTTGGCTGGGGTTCGTCGTCCTGATTGTCGCGGCGGGCGAAGCTGTTTCCGGCATTGTGGCGGAGATCAGGCAGAAACGCAAGATTTCTGTTTACCGCACGGGCGACGTTGTGCGGGTGGAAGTCGAGAACGCGGGCCGCGGTGATATTTCGGCGGCGGTCAAAGCCGCGAACGAGCGGGCGGCGGAGGTTGAGGAATGAACGGCGCGCTTTTAAGCAGTAAGAAAATGGACTATTGCACCCCGCAAGAGTTTTTCGACCGCCTGAACGCCGAATTCCATTTCACACTTGACGCGGCGGCGACCGATAAAACCGCAAAATGCCCGGTCTATTACACCCCGGAAACCGACGGGCTGAAAAGCCCGTGGAACCTTGCGGGGGGGGGTGCTGTGTTCTGCAACCCTCCATACGGGAGGGAAACCGGGAAATGGGTTCGCAAGGCTTACGAAGAAGCCCGGAGCGGGGCAACCGTTGTATTGCTGATTCCGGCCCGGACGGACACAACGTATTTTCACGACTACATATACGGGCGCGCCGAAATCCGATTTGTGCGCGGGCGGTTGCGCTTCACCGATGAAGAGGGCAACGCCTACCCTCCCGCCCCGTTCCCGTCAATGGTAGTTGTCTATAACGGCAAAAAGGAGGTCAAGACGTGAAAGCGTACACAGTCTATCAGCCCTACGCATACGCCACGGTTGCCGGGCTGAAACATTACGAAACCCGCCCCCGGCGGACGAACATTCGGGGCCGCGTAGCGGTACACGCCGGGAAAATGGATGAACGGAGGGCGACAAGGAGCCTTTCTGACCGGGACTTTTGGGGGCTTATGGAAGCAATCGGAGGAAAAACGGACCTACCGCGCGGCGCGGTGATCGGGTGCGTCGATATTGTCGATTGCGTCCCCGTGGAAGAAATCATGGACAAACTGACCGAGCGGGAGCGGTTGCTGGGCGACTATTCGCCGGGGCGGTTCGCATGGGTGCTTGAAAACCCGGTCATGTTCGATACCCCGATTCCGGCCCGCGGTCAACAAGGCTGGTGGGAATGGCCTTTCGTCGTCGTAAAAAGCCCCACGCAGATCGGGAAAACGGAATGCTTTAACATGAAAATTATTTGCGGAATGGACGGTGCAAACACATGAACTATCAACCGAAAGTTATTCGTTGCCGCCTGAAAACGGGCGGAAGAACCATTGAAGAAATCCGGGAGCGGTACAAGGGACAGAGCCTTACTTACCGGGATTTTGAGAATATCCAGCGGGCAAACGAGGAATTCAACGGCCTTGTCGTCCTGCTTTCCCTTTGGGCCTATGACAATCACGAAAGCTACCATCTGCATAATTGGGACCCCGTAGACGATGAACGCATGATGATGGCGCTTTATTACTCCGAACAGGTCCACCCGTACCCCCGGTATAAAAACGACTTTGAAAAATTCAAGACGGATTGGGCCGGGCAGACCTACGACCCCGCCGCGGTTCTCTGCTTCCCGCCGGAGGACGTGGAGGAAATCGAAGTTATGTGCGAAGAGATTATACCGCCGGACCCGCCGGAACCTCCGGCCCGGCCCCGGAAGAAGAAAAAGAAAGTGCGGCGGAAGTGAAAAAGGAATGCGCAAGCTGTGATTCAGCGGTTAGGGCAGAATACAGCCCGTGCGGGTGGTTCTGCTTAGTCAAGGAAAAGGAAGTGGACGGCGACGGGGCGTGCAGACGGTACGCCCCGCGGCGGGACATAGAGCCGCCTGGCGACGGAAGAAAGGATGAAAGCGAAAATGAATAAACCGATCTATGAACCCCGCGGGCGCGCCCGCGAATACGGAGAACTTGCGGTGAACATCTATACCGGGTGCAATCACGGTTGTTCCTACTGCTACGCCCCCGCCGTGCTTCATAAGGAGCGGGGAGCGTTTACGGAGGTACAGGCCCGCCCCGGTATCGTTGAAGCGGTCCGGCGGCAGTTAGAGCGGGAGAAAATCGCCGGGAAAACGGTTTTCCTCTGCTTCACGTGTGACCCCTACCCCGCCGACATTGACACCACGCCCACGCGGGAAGTGATAAAGGCAATCAAGGAAAGCGGAAACCATGTAAAAATCCTGACCAAAGGCGGCGAACGCGCCCGGCGGGACTTTGATTTGCTGGATTCCGGCGATTGGTTCGGGGTGACATTAACGGGAGTTGATGAAGAGGAACCCCGCGCGGCGGTATCGGCGGAACGGTACGCGACCATAAAGGCGGCGCACGCGCAGGGCGTTAAAACATGGGCAAGCTTTGAACCTGTATTCAAACCCGCGCTTGTGTATGAATACATCGAGTATGCCGACACAATCGACCTTTTCAAAATCGGCAAGCTGAACCACGCCGAAACGCCGCCGGACGTAATCAAGGCGGGCGGATGGGCGCACTTTGGGAAAGAAGCTGAACGCCTTTGCCGGGAACACGGGCGGGAATTTTACATAAAGGACGACTTGCGGGCAGAAATGGAGCGTACTTGATATGCGCGGACATTACGCCCGAATAACAGAAGAAAAGCCCGGAACGTGCGGCGGGTGCGCCTATTTCGTCCGGGGGTGGAACGGCGGGTTTCCTGCCACGTCTGGAAAATGCAAAAAGAAGCCCCGGCGGTGGATGGTCTATCAAAACTTGCCCGCTTGCAAAAAGCACTACAAAGAACGGAGGAACTGAAAATGCAGTTGACACAATTTAACGCCTATTGCCCCTTTGAAGTCGGCGACAGAATCCGGGACACCGCCGGACGGGTCCACACGATCACCGACATTGCGTGCGTTCACTACGTCCGCGGCGGAAATGTGGAATTTCGCTTTGAATTGGACGATTCCGGGTATTACGCGCCGATCACGGCGCAGGACCCGCCCGCAAAGGAACGGGCCGGGACCCTCGCGGCACAAATCGGCACGACAGAACCGTTTCCGCCACCTACATCGGGACCGATTCGGAGAAAACAGCCGCAGGACCCACCCCGAAATGAACACGACGGGAAACGGGTTAGAATCCTGATTTGCGACGAATCAAGCCAGCTTCCCCCGGAATTTAAAGAGTTTATCAAAAAGCGGTTCGGATAATACCCGCCGTCGAGCGGGACAAATTCACAATAGGAGGTTTGCACGGTGAAAACTATATCAATTATCAACCTGAAAGGCGGCGTTGCAAAGACGCTGACCGCTGACAGCATGGCGCACGTTCTCGCGGTTTTCCACAACAAGCGGGTTTTGCTTGTGGATAACGACAAGCAGGGCAACACGTCAAAATCGTTCGGGGTTCATTCCTACGACGAAAAGAGCCTTTCCGACGTTCTGACCGCCCGGCGGATTGACGTTCACGAAGTTATCAGAAAGACCCGGTTTGAAAACATCGACGTATTGCCCGCAAATATGACCCTGATTCGCGCGAATCTTGAAGTAATGATGGACAGCACCCGGCCCCAGCAAACGCGCCTACGGGCCGCGCTGGACCCCGTAGCGGGCGAATATGATTATTGCATAATCGACAACGCCCCGGACATCAATATTTCGACCATAAATGCCCTTGTCGCGTCCGACGACGTGATTATTCCGATTAAGATTGACAAATACGCCTTTGACGGGCTGGCCGAACTGAAAGAGCAGATCGAGGACACACGGGACGACCTGAACCCGCGCTTGCGGCTTGCTGGGTGCCTGATTACCTGCTTTATTCGGGCCGACGCTGAAAAGCAGGGCGAAGAATGGTTACGCGCCCAGCCCGAATACCCCGTGTTCGACACCCGCATTCGGTATTCGGAGAAAGTCACCGAAAGCACCTTTTCAGAATCCCCCATTGCGGAATACAGCCGCCGGAGCGGGGCCGCAATGGACTATATCGCATTCGTGCGGGAGTATTTGCAGAGGGGCCGGACATGAAAGAAAAAGAAGCCACCCCGGAATACTGCGAAAACAACAAAAAGAAAATCCGGGCGTATCAATGCGAGATTTGCGAACGGCTGGACGTGGACGACGCGACGGACAAGAGGTTTTGCCGTTGCGGGTTCTGGCCCGGTTGCGGCGACCCGGACGGGTGCCGCGAAGCGTTCAAACCGATAACGGGACGCGGACGCATAGGCGTTCACCGTTGATTTGTCCGATTCGGACAGAAAGGGGCGTACATAATGGCAAAAGGTAAATTCAATCTGAATCAGATTTTAAGCGACACTTCACGGGCCGCGGCGGGCGGCGGGGCAACAAAGCCCCGCCCCGCTGAAAGCGAGATTAAGAAAATCAGCGTCTTTGACCTTGTGCCGTCGGAAGATAATTTCTATTCCATGCGGGAAATCGAAGAACTGAAAGTTGCAATCGAAATCGCGGGCAAGGTGCTTCAGAACCTTGTTGTCGTCCCGCTCGACGGCGGGAAATACAAGGTCATTGCGGGACACCGCCGCCGCCTTGCGTCGATTGCCCTTGTGGAAGAGGGAAAGCCGCAATATGAATTCGTCACCTGTTCCGTGGAACCGAACGAGGACGCGGCGGAAGATCAGGAAATCCGGGACGGCCTGAACCTGATTGTCACCAACTCCCAGCGAGAAAAAACCGCATGGGACAAAATCGAAGAAGTGCGGTATTTGCGGGACGTGCTGGAAAAGGCAAAGAGAAACCCCCGGTTCGTCGCCGTCCTGCAAAAGATCGTCGCAACCGTGTTCCACGGTGAAGAGGTACAAGCGGACGGAACCCGCGATTTTATCGCAAAAGTGCTTCACACCAGCCCGGCGCAGATTGGACGGTATGACGCGATCATTCGGAATCTCTGCCCGGCATTCATGGAAGAACTGAAAGAGGACCGCATAAACGTTTCGACCGCCTATGAACTGTCCGGGCTTTCGGAGGAAGAACAGAAAGCCGCTTTTGCGGAATATCAGAGGACCGGGGAAATCTCCATCAAGGCCGCACGGGGCCGCAAGCCGCAGGCCGCGCCGCCTGCACAGACCGAACAACCGCCGGAGAAACACGAAGCGCCGAAAATCGGATTTTGCGAAGAGTGGGAAACGGGCGCGAATGTCCCGGCGGCGGAACAGCCGGACCCGGCCCCGGAAAAAGAACGGTGGGCCACCGCGCCGGGCAGGACATGGGGAAACACCGCGGAGACACCGCCCGCGCCGCCGGAGCGCCCGGAAGCCAAAGAAACCCCCGCGGCGGCGGAAGATAAGCCCCCGGAGCGGGAGCCGGACACCGGGAGCAATGAACCGCCCGCGGCGGAAGCCCCGAAACAGCCGGACCCGGCGGAGGAAACGCGGTGCATTGACGGCGGCATTTGCCCGCATTGCCGGGAGAAATTCGACGCGGCGGAAGCGGTCAATTATAACACCATGGGAACGCAAGTAAGCGGCCCCGTCAACTGCCCGCATTGCGGAAAACCTATCGAAATCTTTTGTTCGGTAGAATATTTCTGTTCCCCGGCGGAAGAGTGAGGGCGCGCCGATGGATAAACACAGCGCCTTTATCGCCGCCGCGTTTTCTACGGAGGAAGCCGCCCGCCTGCAAGAAGCCGCCCGCATACTCGCGGAAAGAACAACGCTTTCATTAGAAGAAGCCGCGGGGAAGATTTTACAGGCTTTGCAAGCACTACGGGATGGCATTCAAAGCGCATTTGATAAATTGACGGCGACTTTCGAGGAAATAGCCGAAGAATTAGAAGTGTTAAACATTGAACCTCGCGCCCGGCGGCGGAAACATGATCGGGACCGTGCGCGGGCCATTGAACAGCGATACCGCGCCGAAATCAGGCGCGCAGAGAGTGAACGAATCTATCGGCGGATATACAAACCGCCTTAACGCACACTTGGGAGGACAGGCAATGAAACGCGAACACAAAAGGGTTATTGCGATTCTGCAATTTTACCGGGACGCAGATAAAACAATCAGGATGAACGAGCGGGTTATTAAAAACCTCGAAGATCAGTATTACACGTCGCTGGGGGCGGTCAATACGGACGGTATGCCGCACAGCAAAGGGAGCGTTTCAAGCCCCGTTGAACGCGTGGTGCTGAATATCCCCCGTTCGGTTACTGACACCATCGAAAAAATGAACCGTGAAAACGAAAAGCTGTTGAAAATCAAGGGGGAAATCTTGTCGGAGTTGAACCGCCTTACATACCACGAAAAAGCGGTTATTTTGGGGTTCTATATCGACGGCGAACAATGGGAACGAATTTCGGAACGGCTGAATTACAGCCCGCGGCAATGTCGCAATATTCGCGTTGCCGCCCTCGAACGGCTGGCGAAGCTGTTTCGGCAGAATAAGGCCATTGCGCGCTATAAATTCCCGGAAAATTAAGATTGCCACCCATTGCCTGTTTTTTCTGCTAAAATTGGTATCGTGGAAAGTGAATACAACGAAGCGGGCGGCGTATTCCTCCGCGCCGCCCGGACAGCCAAAACGGACCATGTTTTGAACATGGCCCGTTTTTTACGCGCTTCCGGGGGAACGCCCGGAACGAAAAATGAAAAACAAACGAAAGGGGACGGCGGCGCATGGCAAGAGAGCGAAGCCCGGAGCGGGACAAAGCGCGGCAATTATGGCTTGATTCCGACGGGCAAATGTCGCCGAAAGAGGTGGCGGAAGCCGTCGGAGTAAAGCCCGAACAGGTCCGCAAATGGAAGAGTGTTGACCGATGGCAAGCGGCCCTTGAAGAACAACAGCCAAAGCGAAAGCGCGGCGGACAGCCGGGCAATAAAAACGCGGCTGGAGCGGGCGCGCCCCTTGGCAATAAAAACGCCGAAACGCACGGCGCATATTCGGCGGTTCGCCTTTGCGATCTTCCAGACGAACAGCGGCAATACATCGAAAGTATCACGCTTGATACAGAAACAAATATGCTTGCGGAATTGCAGTTGCTTATAGCGAAAGAAGCAGACTTGCAAAACAAGATTTCGGCAATCGAGAAAGGAAGCCCCGACGCGCTGTTTATTGACCGCGTTGTTGAAATCCGCGTTCCCAAAGGCAAAGAGCGTTTAGAAAAACAGCAAGAGAAGCTGGAAGCCCTACGCCGGGAACATGACGATCTTTTGTGGGAAATGGACGCGGAGAGCGGAAAGCCCCCCACAAAACGGCAGGAAAAGAAGCTGGAAACCCTGCAACGCGAAATTGCCGAATTGCAGGACACCACGGCAGACAAGGAAAGAGAGCTGGAGGAATCCGGCTATAATGTCAGCGCGCAAACCGTCATAAAGGCAAGTGCGTTTGAACGGGCAATGAAGCTTGAAGCCGAATTGAATAAAATTCACGGGCGAATCATCAAGCTTTTGGATTCGATAAAGGGTTACGAGTTGGAGAGCCGCCGGGTGCGGCTTGAAGAGCGCAAATACAACCTTGCAAAGCAAAAACTTTCGGGAGCATTTGACATCGACCCGGACACGGGAGAGATCAACGACGAAGCCGACGGCGGCGATTTGGGCGACGACGGCCCGGAATTGTAACGGGTCCTTTCAGCCGATTTTCCGGCCTGCGGGTCCGGCGAGGCCCGGCGTTTTTTTAGCCACAAAAAATTTTTGAACGCTTCCGGGCCGTCCCGGATTTTTTATAGGGGGGTGCCGATTTTGAGAAAAACGGGTTAGGAGGGGTGAAAAATCGTGAAACTTTACGACGCGAAAGCGGTTGCCCGGTTCTTGGACGTGTCCGAACGCCGGGTGCGGCAGTTGCGCGACGAAAAAGTGATTGCGGAGGTCCGCCCCGGCCTGTATGACCTGATCGACACGAACCACCGCTATATAAACTACCTCCGAAAGAGGAACCCGGAAAGCGAAGAAACGATAGATTACAACACGGAGCGGGCAAAGCTGGTCCGGGCGAAACGGAAGAATGAAGAATACGAATTGCAGTTGAAAGAACAAAAGCTTCATTCGTCGGAGGACATCGAAGTCGTTATGACCGATATGCTGGTGAATTTCAAAACCCGCCTTATGGCGATTCCGTCAAAGCTTGCCCCGGTTCTCTGCAAGAAAACGGACAAGGCGGAAATATTCGCCCTGCTGAAAGAGCATATCGACGAAGCCTTGATGGAATTATCAGACTTCAAAACGACATTCGGTGAAAGGGTGAAAGACGATGAAGAAAGCAACGGTTGATTTATTCAGCCGGATTTTTTCGGTTTTGGCCCCTCCCCCGGACATGACAATTTCACAATGGGCCGACGAATACCGCCGTCTTTCCTCCGAATCATCCGCGGAGCCGGGCAGATGGCGCACGTCAAAGGCCCCGTACCAACGTGAAATCATGGACGCGGTTTGTGACAACAGGGTTCAGAAAGTTGTCATTATGTCGGCGGCGCAGATCGGAAAAACCGACGCGCTGATTCTAAACCCTATCGGCTACTATATGCACTACGACCCGTCGCCGATCATGGTAATGCAACCCACCATTCAGATGGCGGAAACATTCAGCAAAGACCGCCTTACCCCTATGTTGCGAGACACCCCCGTTCTACGGGATAAGGTAAACGACAAGAGCCGGAACAGCGGGAACACGATCTTGCAAAAGATATTTCCCGGCGGTCATGTGACGATGGTGGGCGCAAACTCCCCGTCGTCCCTTGCGTCCCGCCCTATCCGCATTTTGCTGGCGGACGAAATCGACCGATACCCGGCAACGGCGGGCAACGAGGGCGACCCCCTATTGCTTGCCGGAAAGCGTCTTGCAACCTTTTGGAACAAAAAAGAAGTGTGCGTGAGTACGCCGACAATCAAGGAAACGTCCCGAATTGCCGTTGAATTTGAACACAGCACACAAGAGGAATGGAATGTGCCTTGCCCGGTATGCGGCAAATATACGCCGCTTTTATGGGCGAACATCATTTTTGATAAAGACAAGCTGGAGGACATCGGGTGCGCTTGCCCGGCCTGCGGCGTTGTTTCAAGTGAAACGGAGTGGAAAGAGCAATTCGGAAAAGGAAAATTCGTCGCAAAATACCCTGATAGAAAGGTTCGGGGCTTTCATCTGAACGCCCTTGCTTCCCTTTTCGTTGAATGGCGGGAGATCGTCGAAAAGTTTTTGACCGCGAACGAAGAGAAGAAAAAAGGCAATATAGAACTTCTCAAAGTTTGGACAAATACCGAAATGGGCGAAACTTGGGAAGAAGAGGGCGAACAGATCGAAACGGACGACCTTTACAAGCGCCGCGAAAAGTATAATTGCGAGGTCCCGGAGGAAGTGCTGGTGCTGACCGCGGGCGTTGACGTTCAAGACGACCGTTTCGAGATGGAGGTTGTAGGATGGGGCGTTGACAAGGAAAGCTGGGGCATTCGCTATCAGGCAATTTACGGCGATTTGAAGTTAAAGCCCGTTTGGGACGAATTAGACCGCTTTCTTTCGCAGACATTCACCACGGCGGACGGGCGGCGGCTGAAAATAATTTGTACTTGCATAGATTCCGGCGGACACTTCACGAATCAGGTTTACCGATTCTGCAAAGAACGAACCGCCCGGCGCGTCTTTGCAATCAAGGGCAAAGGCGGCGCGGAAGTGCCGTATTTCAACAGGCCGTCAACGGCAAACAACATCAAAGCCCCTCTTTTCACCGTGGGCGTTGATACGGGCAAGGCCCTTTTATATCAGCGGCTGGCGGTGCAGGAAGAGGGGCCTAATTATTGCCATTTCCCGCGAGAAAAGGACCGGGGATATACGCAAGAGTATTTCCGGGGCCTAACCGCTGAAAAAATGGTAATTACCTACAAGAAAGGCAAGGCACAGTATGTATGGACCTTAAAAGACGGGGGTTACAAGCGGAACGAACCGCTTGATATTCGGAATTATGCGACCGTCGCGCTGGAGATTGCGAACCCGGTTTTGAAAAAGCCGGAGCCGGAAGCGCCCGCGTTGCCGCCGAAACGACGCGGCAGGCGGTCAAGAACGAACGGAGGGATTCTATAAATGGCTGGCGTTACGCTTGAAATCGCAAAAAAGCACCTTGACGCATGGCTTACCGCCGAATTAGAGGTAACGACCCACCAAAGTTACACAATCGGTTCGCGGAGCCTGACGAAAGCGAATCTTTCGGAGATCAGGAAGCAAATTCAGTTTTGGGAAAACGAAGTTGCCCGGCTTGAAAATATCAGCAAGCGGGGCGGAAGAAACCGGGTATTCCGCGCGGTCCCGCGGGACCTATAAGAAAGGCGGTGAAGCGGATTGAACGTTTTTGACCGTGCGATTGCCGCGGTTGCCCCGCAAACGGCGGTGAAACGCGCCGCGGCACGAAGAAAGCTTGAAATACTCGACAGCGGTTACAGCAACTACGGCGCGTCGCATACGAAAAAATCCCTTGCCGGGTGGCTGTACGGCGGAGGAAGCGCGAAAGAGGACATTCAAGAGAATCTTTCAACCCTCCGCCAGCGTTGCCGCGATCTTTATATGGGCGTACCCCTCGCAACGGGCGCGCTGAAAACGTGCAGAACTAACGTTGTGGGGTCCGGCCTGCGCCTGAAAAGTCAGCTTGATTATGAGGTTTTGGGGATTCGGGAAGAGGAAGCCCGCGACCTCGAACGAAAAATTGAACGCGAATTTGCATTGTGGGCCGATTCCCCGGCCTGCGATTTGGAGCGGCTGGACAATTTTTACGAACTGCAACAACTCGCGTTCTTGAACTGGCTTATGAGCGGCGACGTAATAGCAACCCTGCCTGTAACAAAGCGCCCGAATATGCCGTATGACTTGCGAATTTGCCTGATCGAAGCGGACAGGTTAAGCAACCCGAACGGAACGGTTGACCCGCACATTGTCGGCGGCGTTGAAACCAACGACGCGGGCGAAGTCGTCGCCTATCATATCAGCAAACACCACCCCTTGTCGTATGACGCAACAGAAACCGGGTGGACGCGCGTTGAAGCATGGGGGGAAAAGACCGGGCGGCGCAACGTGCTTCACATTATGAACCGGGAAAGAATCGGACAGCGCCGCGGCGTGCCTTTCCTCGCCCCGGTCATTGAATCGTTGAAGCAGTTAGGGCGATACACCGACGCGGAACTTGTCGCCGCCGTCGTTTCGGGAATGTTTACGGTTTTTATCGAAAAAGAATCCGCGTCGGACGGAAGCGGATTCGGCGAAATCATCCCGGAAGAAGCACAGGTGGACGCAGGCGACGACAGCACGATTGAACTTGCGCCCGGCGCTATCGTGGATTTGAACGAGGGCGAAAAAGCCCACGACATGAACCCCGGACGACCGAACACGGCATTTGACGGGTTTGTAACTGCGATTTGCCGACAGATCGGCGCGGCCCTCGAAATCCCCTACGAACTGCTGGTAAAGAATTTCAACGCGTCGTACAGCGCGTCGCGCGGTGCGCTGTTGGAAGCGTGGAAAATGTTTCGTATGTATCGGATATGGCTTGCGAACGATTTTTGCCAGCCGATCTATGAAGAATGGTTCGCGGAAGCCGTCGCAAAAGGGAGAATTCCCGCGCCCGGCTTTTTCTCCGACCCCGTGATTCGCAAGGCATACACCGGGGCGGAATGGAACGGCCCGGCGCAAGGGCTTTTGAACCCGGTACAGGAAGTCACCGCGGCAGAAAAACGCGTGCAAAACGGTTTTTCCACCCGCGACCGTGAAGCTATGGAAATGAACGGGTCCGATTTCTACCGAAACGCCGCGCAACTAAAACGAGAAGAAAAAATGTTAAGGGAGGTCAAAGCAGATGGCACAGGAGAAAAAGCCGCAGGCCCAGCCGAAGAATAAACACTTTTGGAGTTTCCGGGCCGCGGCGGAGGAAAACGCCGCCCCGGAATTGATTTTGTACGGCGACATTGCTTCCGAAACGTGGTGGGGGGACGAAGTAACGCCCCGGCAGTTTTCGGACGAACTGGCGGCGCTGGGTCCCGTCCCTGAAATTGTCGTAAGAATCAACAGCGGCGGCGGCGACGTGTTCGCGGCGAACGCGATTTATACCCGCCTGAAAGACCACGCCGCAAAGATCACCGTCAAGATTGACGGCTGGGCCGCTTCCGCCGCAACAATTATTGCAATGGCGGGCGACGTGATCGAGATTCCCGGAAACGGCGTGTTTATGGTCCATAAAGCGAAAATGGGCCTTTGTGGTTACTACGGAGATTCCGACCTTTCAAAGATGATGGAGGAAATCACCGTCATTAACAATTCAATCGTGAACGGCTACGCCCTGAAAACCGGGAAAACCGCGGAAGAGATCACCGCTATTATGGCGGCTGAAACGTGGATGGACGGGAAACAGGCCGTCGAAGCTGGTTTTTGCGACAAGCTTATGTTTGAGGACGCAGAAACCACCGTTGAAAACGCCGGAAAGGTCATTGTAAACAGCGTCCCGCTGGACCTTGGCAGATACCCGAATATGCCGATTTCGTTGTTAAACCGCCTGACGGCCCCCGCGTCCGGCGGTTTTACAAATACACCCACACCCAAAAATACCGAAAAGGAGCGTAAAAACATGGATGGAATCAAAGACATCAAGACCGTGGACGACCTGAAAGCGGCTTTTCCCGATCTCACAAAGCAGATCGAGGAGGCGGCGACCGCCGCAGAGCGCCAGCGCATTCGGGACATCGAGGAAGTGGCGTTGCCCGGCTTTGAAAACGTCGTGAACGAAGCGAAGTTTGAAAAGCCTGTTGCCGCGGGCGACGTTGCAAAAGCGATTGTCGCAGAACAGCGCAAGCAGGGCGGCAAGTACATTCAGGACCGCGACGACGACGCGAAGAACAGCGGTGCTGGCAACGTCGGCGGCGGCGGACACCATGAGGGAACGGGCGGCGACAACACAAACGAGGTTGACGCGGCGATTGCTAAACTGTTCCCCGAAACGAAGTAAGGAGGAAAGATCATGTACGAGATTCAGAAAGACAGCCACACCCCCGTAAATGTGTTCGCGGGCGAATTTCCCGTTGTAACCGAAGCTGGGGACGTGAAGAGTGGCGCGACCGTCCGCAAGTATGCCCCCGTCATTAAAACCGCGGAGGGTATCAGCGAAGCAACTTCCGCCGGGCTGGCGGATTTGCACGGCATTGCCGCCGACGATTCCACCGACGGCGGCGTTGTGTGCTACCTGTCCGGCGAATTTTTCGCTGACGCGCTGACCCTGCCTGACGGCGTGACCGTGGAAGCCCTGAAACCCGCTTTCCGCAAGCTGGGAATTTATTTGAAGTAAGAGGGAGGAAACAAGAATGTCTATCCAGACCGATATTTACACCCCCCGCACGCTGGGGAAACTCATTACCCGTATGCCGCCTGTGCATACCTTTTTCCGCGATACGTTCTTTAAGAACCGTCGCACGTTCAATACGAAGAGTATTGACGTTGATTTCAAAAAGGGCGGGCGCGCCCTTGCCCCGTTCGTCCATCCGAAAGTGGGCGGCAAAACCGTTCTCAACAGCGGCTATCAGACGATGACTTACACCCCCGTTCTGCTGGCCCCCAACAAGATCACGACCGTTGACGACCTGCTGGAGCGGGCCGCGGGCGAAAACCCGTACAGCGGCAGAACCCCCGCGGAACGCGCCGTTGAGAAGCTGGCCGACGACCTGCGCGAACTGAACGAAATGATCGTTCGCCGCGAAGAGTGGATGGCCGCAACCTCCATTTTCACCGGGCAGATTCCCATTATCGGCGAGGGCCTGAACGAAGTGATCGACTTCAATTTCACAAACACCGAAACCATCGTTACCCCCGGCCTGAAATGGAACGGCGCTGACGCTGACCCGCTGGCCGACCTCGAACGCTGGCGCGAAACCGTGCAGAAAGAGGGCTTTGTCAACTGCAATATCTGCATTATGGCAAAGAACGTCGCAAACGCGTTCGTCAACAACGCAAAGGTCAAGGACGTGCTGGACATTAAGGCTTATGACCTCGCGGTTATCAAGCCCCGCGAACTGCCCAACGGCCTTACCTACATCGGCACCATTCACAAGCTGGGAATGGATATTTACCAGTACAACGAATGGTATCTTGACGACTGGACCGACCCCGAAGCCCCGGAGAACAAGCCTATTGTTCCCGACGGCGCGCTGGCCCTGCTGTCTACGGAAGCGGACTTCTCCATTTACTACGGCGCTATCACCATGATTCCCGAAGAGGGCAAAGCGTTTGTCACCGTTGAGGGCGACAAGGTGCCGCAGACTTGGGTGGAGCGCCGCCCCGACCGCCGTTTCTTGCAGATCAACAGCAAGCCGCTGACCGTTCCCCATGAGGTAAACAGCTGGTTTGTTGCCCACGTCCTGTAATGGGTTTCGGGTTCAAAGAACAGTTGGAGCGGGACTTAAAAGCAGTATTTCACAACAGCGCCGAACACGCCGACGTTTTGGAATTTTGGATTGACGGCATACGTTACAAAGGCCCCGTTATCATCGACGACGGCGGAGCGCAGGACAGAACCAAACCGTCTACGGACCATGTAGACGGTTTGGTTCTTGTCGATCTTGTCATGTATGCGCCGCTTTCCCTGCTGAAAACAATCCCCCGAAAGGGCTTGAATGTTGAGATCGGCGACCACATTTACCAAATCTCAAAGGTACACCCGGAAGCCGGGGAAGTTGTGCTTTATTTGGAGATGTTGACCGAATGATTGAGATAACAAACGAGCAAATCGAGCGGGTGAACCTGATTCTTTCCGGGGTCCCGAATGGCGTTGAAAAAGCCCTGAAAAGCGTTATCCAAAGGGCGAATAACACCGTAAGGGCGGAAGCAATCAAAGGAATTTCGGAGGTTTACGCAATTACGCGGCAGAATATCCGGGCCGAAACAACGATCAACGTTCGGACAAAACAAAGCGACGGCGGCATTGTTGGGACCGTATCGTTTGCCGGGTATAAAATCCCGCTTTACCGCTTCAACGTTTCCCCCACCCTGCCCGTTCAGCACGCGACCGTTTCGGCGGCGGTGATGAAAGACAACGGACGGACCCCGTTTGAACAAGCTTTCATTGCGAAGATGAAAAGCGGGCATACGGGAATGTTCGAGCGCGACGGAACGGCGCGGCTTCCGATCACGGAATTCATGGGGCTGTCTACCGCACAAATGGCGGCAAACAGCGTTGTTCTTGAACAGGTGGAGGAAAAAGCCCAAACCGTTGTGAATAACCGAATCGAGCATGAAATCACCCGAATTCTGAACGGGTACGGAGGGTAAGAAATGACACCTTTGGAACTTTTAGACGCGCTGGAAGATTTCGTGAAGCGCGAAACAAAAGATATTCTTTTGCCCGTTCGAGTGGACCGCAAAAGCGGAGATCACAAAGAGCGCCCGGCGGAAGTCTATAAAATGCGGCTTCCCACCAAAAGCGCGAAGATTGAGCGAATCCCGTATTTGCTGTTGCAGTACATCAAAAGCACCGACACGCAGGAACCGGGGCAACGCCCGGAAAGCGCCTGTATGGTCCGCATTGTCGCCGCGACCTATTCGGAAGATGAAAGCGAGGGCGCAATGTGCGTTCTAAATCTGCTGACCCGAATTCGCGTCGCCCTTTTGCGTGATGGCATTATCGGGGAACGGTTCATGCTGAAACCGCCCCTTGAAATGATTGTGTACCCGGACAGCACCGCCCCTTACTATTTGGGGGAAATGATGACCGAATGGACTATGCCGATTATCGAAAGTGAGGTTCAAAGAATATGGCAGTAGAATTCAAAACCAGCATGACGAAAGCGGAGTTGCTGGAGATTGCCGCCGAAAACGGCATTGAAGCCGACGACAGCATGACGAAAGCGCAGATCGTCGCCGCGCTGGAAGCATACAACGACGCGGAGCGGGAAGCGGAAGCCGCCGCCCTGACCGACGACAGCGCGCCCACGGGCAACGACGACGGAACGGAGGGTAACAACACCACCCCCGCGGAGAGCGCCGCAGAGAGCGCCACAGACGGCGCAGGAAGCGCCGACGGCGGAGCCGGGGACGACAACACCACCCCCGCGGAGAGCGCCGCAGAGAGCGCCACAGACGGCGCAGGAAGCGCCGACGGCGGAGCCGGGGACGACAACACCACCCCCGCGGAGAGCGCCGCAGAGAGCGCGCAGGAAGAGCCGCAGGGGTACGACCTGTTCGTTTATGCCGGGCCGTCCCTCCCCCGCGGACGGCTGAAAGAAAACGCGGTATTCAACGGCACGCGCGAGGACGTGAAAGCCTACCTTGCGGACGTGCTGGAGGAATACCCGCAAATCGACAAGCTGATTGTTCCGGCAAGCAAGCTGGCCGCTTTCTCCGTTAAGGTGAAAACGCCCGGCAACATTGCGCACAAGTATTACACCGACATTGTTTCGGCAATGCGTGGCAATAAGGAGGTCTAAAAAATGGCAAATTTCGAGCATGGCGTAACCACCAGACAGGCCGACACGTCGGTTACTACCCCGGTGGCGGCTGATTCCGGCGTTGCCTTTGTCGTGGGCGCGGCCCCCGCGCACACCGTAGGCGGGGCCGTGAATGAACCGATCATGTGCCAGAACTACGGGGAAGCCGTCGCCGCTTTGGGTTATAGCGACGATTGGGCGAATTACCCCGTATGCGAAGCGATCTATTCGCAGTTTAAGCTTTACGGCGTTGCCCCCGTCGTGTTCGTAAACGTTCTGGACCCCGCAAAGCACAAGAAGAGCGTTGCGGAACAGAACTACCCGATCAACGACGGCAAGGTTCTTCTTCCCCTCGAAGCCCTGAAAGACACCGTTAAAGTGTCCACCTACACCGTCGGAACAGATTTCGACCTCTTCTATGAGGGCGAAAACCTGATTCTTGAAGTGCTGGAGGGCGGCAAAATCCCGGAGAACACGGGTGAACTGACGGTCACGTTTGACGCGGTGGACCCCTCCAAAATCACCGAAAACGACATCATCGGCGGTTTTGACACCAGCACGAAGAAGTATTCCGGCCTTGAACTGATTGACAAGGTTTTCCCGAAATACGGAATCGTCGCCGACCTGATTCTTGCCCCCGGATGGTCCGACAAATCCACCGTCGCGGCGGTCATGGCGGCAAAGGCCGCGAACATCAACGGCGTTTTCGAGGGAAAAGCCCTGATCGACGCGGACGCGGAAACCGTCAAGCACTATGCGGACGTTCCCGCATGGAAGAAAGCTAATAACATCAACAGCAAAACGCAGATCGTCTGCTGGCCTTTGGTCAAGCTGGGCGACCGCGTTTTTCATTTGTCCACGCAGGCCGCGGGGCGCATGGGCGCGACCGATTCGGACAACGGCGGTTGCCCGGCGGAAAGCCCGTCGAACAAGTCTTTGCAGATCGACAGCGCCGTTCTTGCCGACGGTACGGTTATTCTGCTGGATCTCCAGCAGGCAAACTATCTGAACAGCAACGGCATTGTAACCGCGCTGAACTTCATCGGCGGTTATGTCCTTTGGGGCAATGAAACGGCCTGCTTCCCCGCCGATACGGACGTGAAGAATTACTTTATCTGCATTTCCCGTATGTTCGGCTGGGTTGCGAACACCCTTGTTCTCAGCTATTGGAGCAAGGTTGACAAGAAAATGACGCGCCGCCTGATCGACAGCATTGTTGATTCCGTAAATATCTGGCTGAACGGCCTTACCAACGAAGAAAAGTTGCTGGGAGGACGTGTCGAATTCAAGGAGGAAGAAAACAGCACGACCGCGCTTATGGCGGGCAAGGCAGTTTTCCATATCTACATGACCCCGCCCAGCCCCGCAAAGGAACTGGAATTCGTGCTGGAGTACGACGCGGAATACGTGTCCGCGGCGCTGGCGGCGTAAGGAGGTAAGCAGACATGAAAGTTGATAACGGTACTGTAAACTTTGCCGTCTACGAGGACGCAACGGAGTTTTACGGAATGGCGGAAGTGACGCTTCCCGAAATTTCGCAGATTACGGAAGAGGTCAAGGGCGCGGGCATTTCCGGCGCATTCAACGGCGCATTCGTGGGCCACATCGAAGCAATGACCCTGACGCTGAATTTCCGTTCTGTCACGGCGGACGCGATCAAGCTTGCGGAACCCCGCAATCACCAGCTTGATCTCCGCGCCGCCCAGCAGTATTGGGACAATTCCGCGGGCAAATTCGTTCAGCAGGCCGTAAAGCACGTTCTCATGGTTACGCCGACGAAGTTTGCCCCCGGCAAGCTGGCCCCCGCCGCTTCCGCGGAAGCTTCCGGCGAATACGCGGCAACCTATTTCGCAACCTACATCGACGGCGTGAAGAAGCTGGAAATTGATATTCTCAATTTCGTTTACTTTGTGAACGGCGTTGATTATCTGGCCGACGTGCGCAAGGCGTTGGGCAAGGCGTAAGGCCCGGCAGGGTCCCCCCCTGCTGGGCTTTCTTATGCCCTTTTTCTGTATCTGTAATCATTCAAAAAATAATCGGAGGAATTAAAAATGAGCGAGAACAAGAAATTTGACCGTCAGAACGACGCAGAGCGGCCCGCAGGCGACGCGGAAACCGTCGAGCGGGTAAACACCGCGCAGGCCGCAGAACAGCCCACAGAGGGCAACACGGGCGTTTATACGCACGTTTTCAAAAAGCCTTTCGAGTATGCGGGCGTTACTTATACCTCCCTGACATTCGACTTTGAGCGTTTGACGGGCCGGGACATGGTTTCTATCGAAACCGAAATGCAGATGAACAACGAATACGCCCTTGCGCCCGAAATTTCCCGGAGTTTTCAAGCGAAGATGGCGGCAAAGGCCGCGGGAATCGGTAGCGACGTTATGGACGCTTTGCCGATTAAGGATTTCAACCGCATTACCAACGCGGCGCGGGGTTTTTTAATCGACACGGGCTATTAAGCGGCCCGGCCCGCTGGTGGCGGCGTGAGTGCTTCAAACTCGCGCAGGCGACTTTTACGCCCGTCAATTTCTGGCTTGATATGAACATGACGGAAATTACGGCGTGGATTCAGGACATAAACGCCGCCACCGCGGAACAAAAGCGGCAGAAAGAGGGGTGATGATTTGGCTGGGCGAAAAGAATATGAATTGCTTTTCAAACTGCAAGCGGCTTTGGGCGGCAATTTCAACGCAGCATTCAATAGCGCGCTGAATACCACAAAGCAAATGCAAAACAGCCTTTCAAAGCTGAATTCCATCACCGGGAAAATCGACGCTTACAAAAAGCAGGAAACCGCCCTTGAATCCAACCGTAAGAAGCTGGCGAACCTGACCGCGGAACATGAAAAACTCCAAAAGGAGATCAGCGAAACAGAGGGTCCGACAGACGACTTGCGGGAAAAGCTTGCAAAGAACGAAAAGCAGATTGCGGCAACTACCGCCAAAATCGAAGCACAGGAAAAACGGCTGGAATCGCTGGGTTCTGAACTCGCAGACGCGGGCGTGAATACCTCGAATTTGAGCGCGGAGAACGAACGGCTGGCCAAAACCTACGACAAGGTAAAGCAAAGTCAAGAGGAATTGGCAAAGATTAACGCCGCAATCAGCAAAAACAACGAAGCGATTTCAAAGACGAAAACACAGCTTGCCGGGGTTATTGGCACAGCGGCGGCTTTGGGCGCGGCAATCTATGCCGGACCAGTCAAGAAATCCGCAGAGTTTGAAGCGCAGATGTCCACCGTCAAGGCGATTTCGGGCGCAACAACGCAGGAAATGGCACAGCTTACGGATGTTGCGAAACGCATGGGCGCTACAACAAAATTTACTGCCACGGAAGCTGGAAAAGCCCTTGAATATATGGCTATGGCGGGATGGAAAACCGATCAAATGCTGGGCGGATTGCCGGGCATTATGAACCTTGCCGCCGCTTCCGGCGAAGATTTAGGCATGGTTTCGGACATCGTGACGGACGGATTAACCGCTTTTGGAATGAAAGCGGGTGAAGCGGGCCATTTTGCGGACGTATTGGCGGCGGCCGCCGCAAACTCCAATACGAATATTGAAATGATTGGTGCGTCGTTCAAAAACGTGGCACCGATAGCGGGCGCGGCAGGATATAAAATTGAAGATATGGCGCTGTCAATCGGCCTTATGGCAAATTCAAGTGTAAAGGCAGAGGAAGCAGGCACCGCAATGAAAAACGCGATTGCAAGTCTGGCGGCACCGACGGACAAGCAGTTAAAGTACATGAAAAAGTATGGAATCAGCATGACGAACGCGGACGGAAGCATGAAAACGTTTGATGAAGTCATGGTGAGTTTGCGGGAAAATTTGCGGGGCTTATCGCGGGATGAACAGTTAGCGGCAACCAGCGTAATGTTTGGAAAGCGCAGTTTCACGGGACTATCAGCGATTATCAATGCGACTGACGAAGATTTCCAAAAGCTATCTAATTCTGTCAACAACGCCGCAGGCGCGGCAGAGCGCATGGCGGCAATCAAGATGGACAATTTGGAGGGCGATACAATTCTTTTGAAATCCGCATTTGACGCATTGCAAATCGGGTTAGGCGACGCACTAACGCCCACATTAAGAGAAACCACACAGAGAATCACGGAACTTGTCACGAAACTAACAGGATTCATCAACGAAAACCCGGAATTAGTCCGGCAGATCGTGAAAGTTACCGCCGGGCTTTTGGCATTTAAGGCGGCGACCCTAACGGCAAAGCTGGGATTCCTCGAACTGAAAGGCGGAGTGCTGACGATTCAAAAGGTGCTTGCCCTCTTCAAAGGGAAAACCGCGCTTGCAAGTGTGGAAGCAATGAGTTTTTCCAGCAAGGTCAAAGGCATTGCAAAGAGTATAACCGGGTATTTCGGAGGAATCGGAAGCGCGGCGGGCGGCGTAGGCCGCGCGTTCGGGCAGATGTTCAGCGGAACAAAAATCGGGAATCTGTTTGCAAAGGCAGGCGGCGCGGCGGGCGGCGTATTCTCGAAACTGTTTTCGGGAATCGGCGGCGTTGCGACGCGGACATTTACCGGGGTGGCCGGGAAGATTGCGGGAATATTCGGCAAGGCCGGAACCGCAATCGCGGCGGGACCCCTTGGGAAAATCGGAAGCGTGATCGGAAGCGGAATTGGAAAGGTAACATCCCTTTTCGGCCCGCTGAAAAAGCTGGGCGGCGCTATTTTGGGGCCGTTCGGCGGCATTCTTGGGAAGATTCTTCCCGTCGTCGGCGTAATTACGCTGATTATTTCGGCGGTGCAAATCCTCCGTGACAATCTCGACAAGGTGCGCGAGGTTGTCGGACGGGTATTCGGAGAAGCCGGGCTGGTTGTCTTTGACAAGGTGGTTGCGGCGGTAACGAATATCGGAAACACTATCAAGGGCATTTTTACGGACGGCAATTTAGGCGGCGCACGTGACTTCCTGATAAACCTTTTCGGAGAGGAAGCGACGGGCGTAATTGATGGGGCGATCACAGTTATTCAAACCCTATGGAATATCCTTTCGGGGTTCATTGAGTTTGTGAACACCTACATTCGCCCGATTGTCGAACAGTTATTTACATTCATTGTTGAAACGGTGCTTCCGCAAATCGCGCAGGCGTTCGCGGAGTGGGCACCGACAATCGCGGAAGTGCTACAAGGAATCTGGACCGTTGTTCAGACCATTGCAACGGCGATCATGCAGGTAATTCAATTCCTTATGCCGACGATTCAAAACATTATCAGCGTAGGACTTGAAACCATCCGGGGAGTTGTCTCCGGCGTGCTGACCGCAATTAAAGGCGTTGTGGACGTATTCGCGGGAATCTTTACCGGGGATTGGTCCCGTGTATGGGAGGGCGTGAAAAGCATATTCAGCGGCGTTTGGGAATCGCTGAAAAGCATTGCAAGTGGCGTATTGAATGGCATTATCGGCCTTATCAACGGGGTTATTTCCGGCTTGAACAAGCTGAAAATTCCCGATTGGGTCCCCGGAATCGGCGGAAAGGGAATCAATATACCGCTGATTCCCACGTTTGCAAAAGGCACAAAGAACACGCCCGACACGTTCATTGCAGGCGAAGCGGGCGCGGAACTTGTGACGAATGCCCGGAACCGTACCGTCTTTAACGCGGCGGAAACGGGAAGCATTTTCCGCAATCTCGCAAACACAGTAAACACCATTCGAGCGGGGGTGGGTATTCCCTCCCTGCAACTTGCCTATGCAGGGGCCACGGCCCCCAGCGTTGCGGCCCCGTCGGTTGCGGCGGGTGCGCGTCAATCGTCAATCGTGGTTCACAGCGCGCCTGTTTTCCATGTGGGGAGCGAAGCACAGGCAGAGGACATTGAAGAACTGTTGCGGAAGCATGACGAAGAATTGCTGGACAAGATCGACGAAAAGCAACGGCAACAGGAGGACGACGAAAGGCGGCGGCAGTATGACTAAATACACCACGATTGCCGGGGATATGTGGGACGGAATCGCCTATAAAACGTTAGGCGACGAAGCTTACACCGACAAAATCATCAAGCAAAATCCGAAATACCGCCGTCTTTTTGTTTTCCCCGCGGGTATCGTGCTGGACATTCCCGACCCTGACACGCGGGTTTCGGCGGAGTTGCCGCCGTGGAAGAGGGGGACGGCATGAACGCGCGGAGAACCATTGTGCGCCTGATTTTTGAGGGCGTGGACATTTCAGCAGACATCAATAAACATCTTCTTTCGCTGACCTATACGGACAACGAAGAAGATAAAACAGATGATTTGCAACTATCCCTTGACGACCGGGAGGGCGTGTGGCTGGGAAACTGGCTTAACACGCCCTCCGCGTCAAAGGGCGCGGAAATTTCCGCGGTGATCGTTCAAAAGAATTGGGATTCAACAGGGAAAGACCGGGTTCTTGATTGCGGCGTTTTCGAGGTTGACACCGTGAACGGGAGCGGCCCACCCGCAAAAGCGACCATCAAGGCCGGGTCAATCCCCTATTCTTCCACCATTCGGACGCAGAAAAAAACAAAGGCGTGGGAAAAAATCACCCTTTCAGCCCTTGCAAATGAGATTGCAGGAACGAACGGGCTTACCTGTATGTTTGAATCAGCATTTGACCCGTTTTACACACGGAAAGAGCAAATGCAGGAATCGGACATCACATTTTTACAGCGCCTTTGCAAAAACGCGGGAATCTCCCTGAAAGTCACCGCAAAAATGATCGTTCTGTTTGACGCGGCGGCTTATGAGCAGAAAGACGCGGTACGGACGATCAAACGCGGCGCGGCGGACGTTTCCCGGTGGTCCTTTTCCACCAGTTTGCACGACGTATCATACAGCAGTTGCCACGTTTCCTATACGGACCCGACGACGGCGACGACCATTGAATATACTTACACGCCGCGGGACGCGGACGAAAGCGGGCAGGTGCTGGAGATTAACGAAAAGGTTTCGAGCCGCGAGGAAGCCCGGCAACTCGCAATGAAGCGTTTACGGCAGAAGAACAAAGAGGAATTCAAAGCGTCGTTCAGCCTTGCCGGGGACGCGCGGCTGGCCGCGGGAATCACGGTGCTGGTTTCCGGGTACGGAGCGTTTGACGGGAAATACATCATCGAAACGGCGACGCATTCCGTGTCGCGGAGCGGTTACAAAACAGACATTACGTTGCGCCGGGTGCTGGAGGACTACTGATGAACGATCTTACAATTTTGAAAAATATTGTGCGAACGGGCTGGGTTTCGTCTGTCAATGCGGCGGCGCGCACGGCCCGCGTCGCATTCAAAGATAAGGGGAAAACGATTGTTTCCGGCGAACTGAAAGTGATAAAAAGCCCGCCTTTTATCCCGGCAAAAGACGTAACACAGCAGACGGAAGAAAAGGGCGGCGGAAGCGGCGACGCGGCGTTTGAAACCCACGCGCACAACGTCACAATCAGCCCGTGGCTACCGTCGCCGGGTGATTACGTGCTTTGCATTTATATTCCGACGGACGACGGCGACGGGTTCGTGATTGGGGGGATATAGAGTGGCAACAATCGGAAGCTGGGGCGACTTCACCTTTTACGTTTCCCGGCAGGCGGTGAAAACCTTTGACGGCCTGAAATGGGACAGCGCGGCGAAGTATTCGACCCACGAACGGCACTTGAAAGAGCCGCTTTTGGAGTTTACAGGAACGGACGTTGAAAGCATGACTTTTACCATGTTCTTTTCCGTGTACTTGGGAGTAAACCCGATCAAAGAGGTATCGAAACTGCTTCAAGCTATGCGCCGCGGAGAGGTTCACCGCCTTGTGATCGGGCCGAAAGCCTACGGAACAAACAAATGGGTTATTACAAAGCTTTCAAATTCCTTGGAGCGGTACGACAACCGGGGAAACCTGCTTGTCGCGTCCGTGAACGTCACTATGCAATCATACGCGAGTAGATAGGAGGGCGAACAATGGCGTATATCGTGAAAGCCTACACGCCCGGAAAAATCAACCTTGCGCCGCAAAGCACCGTTGAAGAGGTATTGCAAAACGTCGCAATCATCGTGTCAACACCGAAATTTTCGGTCCCCCTTGAACGGGGGCTGGGGCTTGCACAGCGGTTTATTGACAAGCCGATTCCGGCGGCACAATCTATCCTGATTTCGGAGGTTTTGGACGCGGTGGAGGAATACGAACCGCGGGCGCAGGTTGAAAACGTAACTTTTGAATTGGGCGATCAACCGGGGGTTTTGATTCCTGTTTTGGAGGTGAGCATAATTGACGACGACAACGGTTAGGAACTACCCTGATATTTCCTTTGTGGAAACCGACACGGAAGCCATTAAAAACGCCCTGATTCGTTCGTATGAAATCTTCACGGGGCGCACGCTTTCCCCGGCAGCCCCGGCCCGCCTGTTCGTTCTTTGGGTGGCCGACATCATCGTTCAAGAGCGGGTCGACATCGACTTTTCGGCAAAACAGAACGTCCCGCGGTATGCAGAGGGTGAATATTTGGATTCCCTCGCGGAACTGTTCAAAGACGCTTACAGGCTGGAGCCGGAAAAGGCAAAGACGACGCTAAAATTCACGCTTTCAATCAAGCTGGAGGTTGCAACCGTCATTCCGGCGGGAACACGGGTGACAGCCGACGGCGAAATTGTATTTGCAACGCTGGAAAGCCTGACTATCCCGGCGGGCGAATTGTCCGGGGAGGTCAAAGCGGAATGCCTGACGGCGGGAGAGAGCGGAAACGGCTTTGTTCCGGGACAGATCAACCAGCCGATTGACATTTTCCCGTATTATCAGAGCGTGGAAAACACCACGGAAAGCGCGGGCGGCGCGGACGAAGAGAGCGACGCGGCGTTTTATGAACGTATGCGGGAGAGCGTCGAAACCTTTTCGACCGCCGGGCCGCTGGGCGGCTATGTGTACTTTGCAAAAACGGCGTCGCCCCTGATTGTGGACGTGAAAGCGACATCGCCCACACCGGGCGTTGTAGACGTGCGGGTTCTGCTTCAAGATGGAGAATTGCCGGGAGAAGAGATTTTGAACAAGGTTTCCGAAATCCTTTCGGCGGCAAAGGTCCGCCCGCTGACCGACAACGTGCAGGTCAAGGCCCCGGAAGCTGTATCGTATGACATCGACTTTACATACTACACCACATCGGGCGGCGCTTTGAGCGACAGCGCGGCGGCGGCGAACGTTGCCGCGGCGGTTGCGGCCTACAAAGAGTGGCAGGCCGGGAAGATGGGCCGGGACATTGACCCGTCGGAACTGATTTACAGAATCAAGCAAACGGGCGTAAAGCGCGTCGAAGTACGAAGCCCCGTATTTACCGTCGTTGCCGACAATGCCGTTGCGCAATGCGGAGAAACCGCCATTGTAAACGGGGGTGCGGAGAGTGAATAACAACGACCTGTTTTCCGTTGACTTCACCCGTTCACTCCCCCCGGCGTTGAAAAATGACCCGAATATGCTTGCGCTGGCGCAGGTTATCGCGGAGCAATTACAAATCAACGCAAAGGACATCGAAAAGAACATCATATACGCCCGTATTGATGAACTGGACGAACAAACCCTTGATATTCTGGCCTACGACCTCCACGTTGATTGGTACGACTATTCTTACCCTATCGACGTAAAGCGCCGGACCATTCGGGACAGTGTAAAGGTTCACCGACAGTTGGGGACGAAATACGCCGTCGAAACCGCGCTGGGGGCCGTATTCCCCGGAACGACCGTCAAGGAATGGTTCGAGTACGGCGGCGACCCCTATATGTTCAAAGTTATCATCGGCGCGACCGAATCGGGCGTTTCGGCGGAGCGGCAAGCGGCGGTTTTGGAGCGGGTGCAGTTTTATAAAAATCTCCGTTCCCACCTTGAAGCGATCAGCTATCAGATTGAAAAACGAACGACTGTGCAGGTTGCCGCCGTGCATTCCGTCGGAACCCGGCTGGAGGTTTACCCATATCTTGCGCACGGTATGGAATCGAGCGGCGGCGTGTTCTATGCGGGCTTTACGAAGTACGGGCGTAAGCTTGAAATTTTCCCGAACGAAGCGTTCGGCGATCATTGGGAGGTATAAAAGATGGCGGAAACTGAAAGAACATACGGGACCATTGTTACCGACGTAGGAACAAACCTTATCACGGCGGCGGTCATGGACGGAACGAAAGTCAACATCACCACGCTGGCCGTCGGCGACGGCGGCGGGGCGTACTATCAGCCCACCCCGAATATGACGGCCTTAAAGAACACGTGCTGGAGCGGCCCGGTCAAGAGCGTTTCGGTCAATGAGGATTCCCCGAACATGATTGACGTTGTGGCAATCGTGCCGTCGTCCGTCGGCGGTTTCACCATCCGCGAAATGAGCGCGGAGGACGACGCGGGGAACATGATTGCAATTTGCAACACCCCGGACACCGAAAAAGTCGTGATTGCCAGCGGCGCGGCGGGAGAAATCGAACTGACAATGCACATTGAGATTTCAAACACCGGGGCGATCACCTTTATTGTTGACCCCGCCGTGATCTCCGCAACGAAAAAGGACCTTGAAGAGCATAACGCGTCGGCAAAGGCCCACCAAACCCTGATTGAGAAAAAAGCCGACATAATCGACCTGAACGCCCACGCCAACAACTCCGAAATTCACGTGAACCCCTCCACGATGGCGAACTATGACACCGCTATTGCCGGGCTGATTCAGCACACGGAGGACACCACCGTTCACGTGACGGCGGAAGAGCGGGCCGCGTGGAAAGGGGCCGCGGCTACGGCGGCGCAGGCGGCGGCAGACGCGGCGGAAGCCTTGAACAAGGTTGCCGCCCTCGAAAGCCGCGTTGCCCGCGTGGAAGATGGCCTTTTCAACAACATCACCGGGAACCCGTATCTTGTGTCCTTTGATTCCCTCGACGGAATCGTTCTGACAAAGGGCGTATGGAACGCGGAGCGAAACAGAATCGAATGTTGACGGAATATGCGTGTACCCGGCGGGAATTGTCCTGCATTATCGGGAATCTTTTTACAGAGATCGAACCGCCTTGCGAACGGTGCGGTGCCGCTGATGAATTGACGATCAGCGGCACCACCTACACCGGGAGCCGGGCGGTTCTGACTATTACCGAATACGGATTCAAATTCGAGGGCGACCCGTCAGAGGTTGCGAGAATCCGGGAAAGGCGGTGCCTACAATGAACCAGCCGCCCGCAGAGGGTAAGCAAAACGAATTTATCATCATCACCAAAGCAAAGGATTTAGCCTTTCATACATACATGATGGCGACCGAAAGGCGATTTCCAAAGAAACACCGCAAATTAGCGGTTGACCTTATGGACTTTGCGCGCGAAATCGTGATTCACATTCAGGACGCGAACGACCTTGATATTTCCGACGCAGGGGAATTCAAGGAACGGCGTTACGAACAAAAGAAAGCCCTTTCGCGCTGTAAAGACGTTCTTTTCCTGATCGAGTTAGCCGAAAGGCGCAATCTTATTTCAAAAGAGCAATGCACCGCGTGGGCGCAATACGCTATTGAAGTAAAGCGCATGACGGCAAGCTGGAGAAAGAAAGACCGGGAGCGATTCGCAGAAATGCAAAGAGGAAACGCGCCGCGGCGGTAACGCCCGGCGTTTTTCTTGGGGTGCGCTTTGTAGCGTCCAACTCGTACAACGTCCGCAACGTCAATTCCTCCGGCGCGTTGAACAACAACAACGCGTACAACGGCAACAACGGCGTTCGCCCGCTCTGATGGAACACCGCGATTGAGTACGCCGAAAGGCGGAAAACAGAGGACCATCATCAAAGGAAAGCGTATCCCTCCGCCGTGGTGACAGCACGACGGTAAATACAAGATTGGTGAAGCAAGGCCCACGGGAACCAGCTTCCGTCCCGCCGCGGACGCGTGGCGGGGTCCGATGATGAAGCATTGCAACCGCAGGCGGCGACGCTTGCGGCCCCTACAAGGCGGATTCTATACACGGCAAGGAGTTTTTTATAATGCAAACCGCAGATTTCGAGCGGGTCTATGATTTCGGCAACCTATACGCCGGATTCCTAAAGGCCCGCCGGGGCAAACGGGGCAAAGCCAGCGTCGCAAAGTTTGAAGCAAACTTGCTGGAAGCCCTTTGCCTGCTATCGGAAATGCTGAAAAACAAGACTTACCGCCCGTCTGATTATTTCGTGTTCCGTGTCTACGAACCGAAAGAAAGAATCGTTATGACAAACGCATTCAAAGACAAGGTGGTTCAGCATTCCTTATGCGACAACATACTTGAACCCGCGTTCTCCCGTTCGTTTATTCGGGACAACTACGCTTCACAACCGGGCCGCGGGACCCATGACGGCCTATACAGGCTGGAAGAATTCATGCGGTCATACTTCTTTGAACGCAAAGCAAAGGCAGACGCGGAACGGAAAGCCGCCGGGTTGCCGCCCGTCCCAACGCAGGACGGCGGGTACGCCGACGGCTGGGTTCTCAAATGTGACATTTCTAAATATTTTTACTCAATTCAGCACGAACCATTAAAACAAATGGTCCGGCATTACTTCCGGGACCCCGATCTTTTGTGGCTGATCGACCTTATCATTGACAGCACAGAAAATCCGGGAATCCCTATCGGCAACCAAACTTCACAATGGTTCGCCGTTATGTATCTTTCGGGGTTAGATCATTTTGTCAAAGAAAAGCTGGGCATTCGCTTTTACGGGCGGTACATGGACGACTTTTACTTGATACATGAGGACAAGGCGTATTTGCAGTATTGCTGGCGGGAAATCGAAAAATTCCTTGCCCCGCTGGGCCTGACCCTGAACAACAAAACAAACATTTTCCCGTTGCGGAACGGCATTGACTTCTTGGGATTCCATACGTATTTGACCGATTCCGGGAAAGTGATTCGTAAAGTTAGGAGGGTAAGCAAATGTAAGGAGCAAAAGAAGCTACGGAAACAGCGGGTTTTACTGGACAAAGGTAAGATCACAATGGAGAAAATACAGCAATCTTACGGAAGCTGGCGGAGCCACGCCGAAAAGGGTAATTGCTATCACCTTATCCGGGAAACCGACGCGCTGTTTGAGGAACTATTTTCAGACTATCTAACAAAGGAGCGTGTAGCATAATGGCACAGGCATTAAGCGCGCTGGCCGTCGGCGCACTCGTCAAGGACACGGGGACCCTCTACAACGGCAAGCCCATTGTTTGGAAAATTGCCGACAAAGGCCACACGGGTTATCCCTCCGGGTCCGTGACGCTGATTACGGAAAAAATTATTTCGCTGAAATGCTTTGACGCTATCGAATCCGGCAACAGCAACAGCGACCGCAAATCCTATGGTAATAACCGATGGATTTATTCAAATATTCGGCAATGGCTGAATAGCGGTGCGTCGGCGGGCGCATGGTACAGCAAACAGCATAGCGCGGACGCGCCCCCCTCGAACGCCAACGTTTGGAATAACTACAATGAATACGACGCGGAAGCGGGCTTCCTTGCGGGATTCTCTACGAACTTTGTTGCGGCCCTGCTTTCCACAACGCACACCGTCGGTAAAGCGTCCGTGGACGGCGGCGGCACCGAATCTTGCGTTGACAAGATTTTCTTTGCCACCTGTACGGAAGTTGGTTTGTCGGGCGACGTGACCGCAGGAAGCAAGCTGGCCTTGTTCGGCAACGACGCGTCACGTCTTGCATATCCCACGGCGGAAGCTGTCAGCAAAAGCGAATACACATCGTCCAGTTTATCCGCAAGCAAGCCGTGGTGGTGGTGGCTTGCCGACGCTTACGCGTCCGACTCGGACAGCGTCCGCTACGTCTCTTCCTCCGGCGCGTCGGGCAACGGCCTCGCGTACATCGGCGACTACGGCGTTCGCCCGCTTTGTAATTTGTCCTCTGCAATCTTGGTATCTGATACCGCAGATTCGGACGGCGCATACACCATCATTTGGAACCGCGCCCCGTCCGCTCCCGCGAGTATCGACGTTCCGACCAGCGTTCGCGGCGGCGAAAGCCTGACCGTGACTTGGGGAGCCGCCACGGATGAAGATGGCAACCTTTCCGGCTATATCCTCGAAAGGCAGTACAACGGGGGTTCGTGGGCGCAGGTTTACAAGGGAATCAACAGGACGTATACCGACGCGATCACAAAGGGATGGACAAGCGTTGCGTACAGGGTCAAGGCTTACGACAGCGCGGGCGCAGAATCGGCGTACACCACCAGCGCGACCCGAACCGTAATCAACAACACCGCCCCCACCATCGACGGCGCAGATTCGGACCTTGGCACAAAGACCGGGGCGTTTGCGCAAGCCTACGTTGTGACCGACCCGGACAGCGGGCAGACGGTAACGGTTGTCGAGAAGATCGACGGCACGGAAAAACGAAGCTTCACCGCGACCAGCGGGCAAAGCTATTCGTTCAACGTCACCGCGGCGGAATGGGTGAAACTGTTGAACGGGTCCCACACCCTGACGATCACCGCGACGGACGATTACGGCGGCACCGCCACCCGGACCTATACGTTCACGAAGAACGAAACCGAAATTGAATTGACCCTTGCGGCCCCGCTTGCCGCCGACGACATGATTACAAAAGCAATTATGAGCGTTACCCGGCAGATTCCGGCGGGGGCAACGTTCACCGTTGAAGTGTGCAACAACGGCAACGACGCTTCCCCCACATGGGAGGACGTGACGCAGGCCGTCACCAGCGGGAGCAAATTTTTCCTTTCCAACACCACAAAGACGGCTGACGCGTGGGGCTATAACTTCCGAATCAAGGTGAAGCGCAACGACGCGACGGGCGATTGCTTTATTTCTTCCGTGGGAGGTAATTTTGAATGAGCGTACAGCACAGAAAAGATAGCATTCGTAATATGCGGCTGGAGCGGCTGGGAATCCAGCCGCCCGCCGACTGGAACGACGTTGAACAGGTCCGGGCGGTAAAGAAACAGGAGATCGGCGCGGAGTGTTCCGCGGCGATCTATGCCGGAATTGACGTGAACGGTTCGCATTACAGTTTGACCGAACACGATCAAACGGAGTTGCTGGCACAAGCGCAGGTGGTAAAAGAGGGCGCGGCGGCGGTCCCGTACCACGCCGACGGCGAACTTTGCCGAATGTACCCGGCGGAGGAATTCACCGTGCTGGCGCAGGCCGCGACCGCACACGTTTTTTACCATCGGACATACTGCAACCACGTGAACGCGTGGATTAAGCGGGCCGGGCTTGACGAACTCCCGGCGATCACCTACGGCGCAGAACTTCCCGCCGACCTTGCGGCAAGCATGGCGGCAATCATCGAAGCGGCGGGCGGTGGTGAAGTATGAAACGGATTTTGACGCTTTGGGCCGCGCTGGGAATGGTATATGTCGCCCTCGAAGTGCTGTTCCGCGGCAGGTCCCACCCCTCTATGCTGATCGTCGGCGGCTTGTGCGGGGTCCTTGTGGGGGCGATCAATCAAATTCCCCGGTTCTACCGCGCCCCGGTTGTCCTGCAAGCGGTAATCGGCGCGCTGATCGTCCTTGTCGTGGAATTCGTGAGCGGGTGCGTGCTGAACCTATGGATGGGCCTGAACGTTTGGGATTACAGCAATCAGCCCGGCAACGTGCTGGGGCAGATTTGCCCGGCGTTCGGCCTGCTTTGGTTCTTTATTATGCCCCTTGCGATATGGGCGGAGGACACCGCCCGCTGGCTGATTTGGGCTTATGATTCCGCCGTGTATGGGAGGGGCGGCAAACCTCCCGATACCCCGTATTCGCTGAAAAGCGTTTACGGGGATTTCTTTCATGGGAGGTAACAGGAAATGACGGTTGCACAGCTACTAACCAACGGCGGCGGGGTTCTTTTGATTCTCTTAACTTTGATTCAGATTGCCCCGATTAAGATTAACCCGTGGACAGCCCTTGCGCGGGCCATAGGGCGCGCAATCAATAAAGACGTGCTTACAAAGCTGGACGAAACGCGCCGAATTCTTGATGAACACATCAAGACCGACGACGCGCGAAACGCCGACTTGCACCGTTCAAAAATTCTGCAATTCAACAATGAGTTGTTGCGGGATATTCCACACACGCGAGAAGATTTCATAGAGATTTTGGCAGAAATAGATTTTTATGAAAAGTATTGCGATACCCACCCGGAATATGAAAACAACCGCGCAACACACGCCGTCGCAAATATTAAACGGGTGTATGACGAACGGCTGATAAAGCATGATTTTTTATAAGGAAGGCGGTACGGCATGGGCTATCTATTAAGCGCCGCCGCCGGGCTGATCGGCGGGCTTGCCGCCGTTTTGCTGTTCGGGGGCCGGAAGCCCCGCCGCCGTAAAGAGAATAAAGAGAAAAACCGCCCGAAGATCGAGTGTTCAAAGCTTGTTCTTTGGGCGGTTCTCTTAACCTATTTCGGCGGGTTCGTCGTGGGCGTTCGGGCTGTTGTCATTGACCCGTCGCAACTCGGGGTATTTCTAACCTACGTCGGCGCGCCCACGGCAACGGTGATCGGCTTTTATTCGTGGAAAGCAAAATGCGAAAACGTTGTGAAGATCAAAAAGGCGAACCCGGAAGCAACGGAGGGAATGCCCGTTGACCTGAACAACATTCAGCCATAAGCGGAGGTCAAACAATGGCAATCACAAAAGAACAGAAAGATTTTATCGAGCGGGTGGGCAACCTTGCCGCCGCCGATATGCAGAAAAGCGGCGTTCTCGCGTCCCTTACGATTGCGCAAGCAATCCTTGAAAGCGGATGGGGAAAATCCGGATTGACCGTCAAAGCAAACGCCCTTTTCGGCATTAAGGCCGGGGCAAGCTGGAAAGGAAAGGTTTACAGCGCGCAGACGCAGGAATGTTACGACGGCGCAACCTTTACCACCGTAACCGCCCTGTTCCGGGCCTACGATAGCTGGGCGGATAGCGTCGCCGATCATTCGGCGTTGCTGACCGGGGCCACACGCTACAAAGCCGTTATCGGGGAGCGGGACTATAAGACCGCGTGCCGGGCTATCAAGGCCGCGGGCTATGCCACGGACCCGAATTACGCGGACAAGCTGATTCAGATTATCGAATCTTACGGCCTGACCGCCTACGACGGCGCAGGACAGGCCGGAACGTCCGGCGGGTCAAATATCACTACCGGGGCGCAAAGCCCCGCAGACGCGAAAGGAGCGGGCAAAATGAAAGCGTCTGAATTCATCAAGAAGTTACAGAACATCGTGGACAATTACAAGACCCTGTATGTCATGGGCTGTTTCGGCGCGCCCTTGACCGGGGCGAACGTGTCCCGGTATTGCACGAACCGCAGTTACAACAAGCAGGCCGCACGAACGGCAATGATTAAGGCCGCGGCAAATCAGAACCCGCCTGTTTTCGGGTTCGATTGCGTTTGCCTTATCAAAGGCGTTCTTTGGGGATGGAGCGGCGACGCGTCCAAAACCTACGGCGGCGCGGGCTATGCCGTCAACGGCGTTCCCGACATTGGGGCCGATTCCATGATTCAGGTATGCAAGGACGTTTCAACCGATTTCGGGAAGATCGTTCCCGGCGAAGCGGTGTGGCTGTCCGGGCATATCGGCGTATATATCGGCGGCGGAAAGGTGATTGAATGCACCCCCGCTTTTAAGAACTGCGTGCAGGTTACGGCGTGCCTGAATATCGGCGCAATCTCCGGCATGAACGGGCGCAGATGGACAAAGCACGGCAAATTACCGTATATCACCTACGACACCGCCGAAACGCCCCAGCAGGGCGCGCAGAGCGGCGCAGGACAGGCCGGAACGTCCGGGGGGTCCTCCGATACCTCCGGCGCGCTTGCGTTCGCCGTGGGCGACGTGGTGCGCTTTACGGGCAGTAAACACTACACCAGCGCGAACGCCGCCAGCGGCCCCGCCTGCAAGCCGGGAACGGCAAAGGTTACGGCGGTATCAAAGGGAGCGAAGCACCCGTACCACCTTATCAAGCAGAGCGGCGGCGGGTCCACCGTTTACGGATGGGTTGACGCGGCGGACGTGCAGGCCGTCAGCACCACGCCCAGCGGGAGCGGGACCACAACGGCCCCGAAAATGCGCGTCGGCGCGCGGGTGAAGTATTCCGGCCCCCTGTACCGGGACAGCAACGGAAACGGACAGGGAAAGACCGTGAACGGCACGTACACGGTCAAATATTACTATCCGGGCCGCAAATGCGGCGTACACATTGACGGGCTGGGCTGGGTCCCTGAATCCGCCTGTTCCGTCGTGGGCTGAAAGGAGAAAAAGACATGAACATTCTTGCGTTTCTTGCGGCGAATTGGGACAGCGTGCTGGTTGTCCTCGCGTTCCTTGTGGTGATCGTCGTTCTTATCAAGCGCGGCGAAACGAAGATTCTTGAAAAAATCCTGTTCAACCTCGTAACGCAGGCCGAAAAGCAATTCGGCGGCGGCACGGGTTCGTTGAAGTTTGCCGCCGTTGCGGACTGGATTTATCAGAGAATCCCCGCGGTGCTGAAACTGCTTTTCACCGAAAAGGACATTGCGAACATGATTGAAGCCGCGCTGGAGGAAGCAAAAAAGGCGTGGGGCGCGAACGACAATTTGAAAGACTACATCGAAGCGCCGACCGTGGAAAACCTGCTGGCCGTCGGCGTGGAAGCAACGCTGGCGGAGGGCGCAGCCGAACCCGCGAAAAATTAAAAACCGTCCGATTCGGACAAAAACACAAGCCCGCCGGGGTCCTCCCGGCGGGCTTTTTTTGTTGGTGCTTAGAGCAAATAAGAAATAAGAAAATCCCGCACATTTGGGTGCGGGATTTTCTTCATCTTTTGCATACGATACCGAACAATCCGCTAACAAAAACGAATTTCGGGGGTTCGTATGTCAAATGTTGTGGTGGACCATCTTCGACGTTATACGAACCCACAAAAGCCCCGTCAACGCAGGCATTTTCCACGAGCGGGAGGTCTGCGGTGCTGCTCCGGCCGGAGTAGTTCAGAGCGATTTTCACGTGGTCGTCGTAGAGGTAAACGGCATTGACGAAGGTCGACACCAGGCGGAGCTGGTAGTCCGGGTCCTGGAGATCGCCGCCACGGAACTGATCCAGCCAGAAGATCACGCGCTCCCGGCTGAAGGTGGGCCGCAGCGCCTTCTCTGTTTCGATGGAGTGCTTCAGCTTCGCCTCCTGGGCCTCCAGCTCCAGCAGGCGGTCCTTCGTGCTGGAGGTGAATATGCCGGCTTCGATGGCGGCCATGATGTTCTTCAGGGCGCCCTGGGTCTGCTTCAGCTGGGAGTTCAGGGCCTGGATGGTGCCATCATCCCGGTGGCGTCGCTGGTAGTCTACGACGCAGTCCGCCATCCATTCGATGACCGGGTCCTGCAACACCAGGCCGACCACGTAGCGGCAGACCATGGACTCCACCCACTCCCGGCGGACGTTCTCCTTCTTGCAGTTATGAGCCAGGCGGCGGCCCTGGCAGGTATAATAATAATGCTTCGCCCCTGTTTTGCTGGTGCCGGAGATCCCCACCATGGGAGACCCGCAGCTGCCGCAAAACAGCTTCCCCGTGAGCAGATAGTCCCCGTAGGAGCGGGACCTGCCCACGGGATTTTTCTTTGTCTGGAGGCGCCGCTGGGTGGCCAGCCATGTGTCCCGGTCGATGATTGCCGGCATCCCTCCGGGCGTCCTGATGTCGCCGTAGATATAGACGCCGGTGTACCGTTCGTTCGTCAACAGATTGTGAAAAGAATTGCGGCCCCACTCTTTGCCGGTGGCCGTGCGTATGCCGCGGGCGTTCAGATCGCTGGCCATGTCGATGATCTTCCACCCGGACAGGAAGCGGTCGTATATCTCCTTCACGATGGGCGCCTTCTCCGGGTCCAGCTCCAGGCGGTAGTCTGCGCCGCGGCGGTACCCGTACGGGATGGACCCGGTCACCATGCAATGCTCTGCGTTATAGTTCAGGCCGCGCTTGATGTCCACGGCCATCTGTGCGCTGCGGAACTCTGCGTCGCCCTCCAGCATGGCCTCCAGCAGTATGCCCTCCGGGCCGGCGGGGATATATTCCTGGGAGAACAGGCAGCGGACGCCGTGTTTCTTTAGCTTTGCCTTGTAGATGGCAGCGTCGTACCTATTGCGGGCGAAGCGGTCGTTTTTCCACGTCACGACGAAGTTCCAGCCCCCGGCCTCTGCGTCCCGGAGCATTCGGTGGAAGTCAGGGCGGCGGTCAGAGCGGCCGGTGAGATGGCGGTCCGCATAGCAGGCGACGATGTAGATGTTATTCCGGGCGGCGTAGTCCAGACAGTCCTGGACCTGCTGCTCTATGGAGACATCGCGCTGGCTGTGGGAGCTGTACCGGGCGTAGATCACGCCAATGCCGGAGGCCTGAAGCGGGTCCACCCTGTTCATGGACGGGTCGAAGTCGGCGGAGGCGATGGCAGCGGGCAGGCTGGTGATGTTTGGCTTCTTCTTCATAACGACGTGCGCTCTTCGACAAGTCGGCAAAACAGCTTCCCGGCCGCGAGAGCATCGGCCGCGGAGCGGTGGGCGCCGTCAATGTAAATGCCATAATATTCGCAAACGGTGGATAGTTTGTGATCCTGGACGTCCCAGTCGTTAGTACCGGCGCTGTTTGGCTTTTTCAGAAGGCGCTGCGAAATCTCCAAGGTATCATAAAGGCGCTGCTTTGGCTGAATATTGAAACCGCGGCGGTACAGGAACTTCAGATCGAAGGGTAGATTGTGGCCAACGATGGCGGAGGAACCGATGAAGGATTGAAGAGAGGGCAAAATCTCCCAGAACCGTGGAGCGTCGGAAACCATCTCCGCGGTGATACCGTTCACCTTCGAGGCTTCGGCAGGTATAGCACCGCTGGGCCGTACAAAGGTGGTAAAAATAGCCTCCGGGGTAAAATCACTGAAACGGATGGCTGACAGCTCCAGGATGGAGTCTGTCGCCTTTAGGCCGGTGGTCTCCAGATCAATGGCCACGAATCCGCCAAGTGTTTCGCGCTGCGAGCGGGCCGTGATGTTGCTGTATTTTAGGCCGTAGAAACCTTCGAGCGGGCGGACATTGACCTTCGGGCCGTCACGGCCGACGTCAACAAGAGGGATCGACACCAGCTCAGAGGTGAAGGCGGCGCGCTTCTCCTGAAGGAACAAGGCACGCTGCTTCGCAGCTTCTTCAAACCGCTGCTTCCTGTCGGCAGCATCCTGACAGGAAGGACACAAGCCGGCGGCGGATACCTTGAAGAACAGGCCGCCGCGTCCACACTTTACACATCTTGCCATAGTTAAACCTCCCTTTTATGCCTGCGCCTGGCCCAGTCCAGACGCACCACTTTTTATATATCGGCCACCGGCGACCAGGTCGGCCGCATAGTCCAGCAGCTTCTCCCGGCCTTCTTCGTTCAGCTGGTCGAGAGCAGCGGACAGGGCGGCCAGCTCCGGAGAAAGCGCCGGCGCGGCGGGAACGTCGACAGAGTAGCCAAGAAGGTCGGAAGGGTCGACAGAGAAAAAGACAGCGACCTTTTTCACAGTAGAAATCATTGGCTCTTGAAGGCTATTTTCGTAGCGGCTGACAGTGCTTTTATTCATGCGTCCGTCAAAACGGGCATTATACTGGCGGCAAAATTCTTCGACGGTGAGGCCAGAGGCTTCGCGGAGCTGGCGGAATGTACGGCCGAAATGGCTGTCAGGATTACTTGTTTTCATGGATCGCACCCCCTTGTAAATCGAATTATAAGCAACAAACAACAATAAATCAATGGGAAAAGTAAAAAAAGTTATTGACGGCGATAAAAAACTGTGCTATCTTGTTATCGTAAACGATAACCTAAACGGCGACGAAAGGAGGAACCCACAATGAAAAAGAGAGTACACGCCCCGTATGTTGCGCTGAAGCGGGCGCTGGCCGGCGCTGGCGTGACGTACAAAATGGTGGCCGAATTGATCGGAGTGTCTGAAACTACGGTGCAGCTGAAGATCAACGGCTATTCTGACTTCTACATTTCGGAACAGAGGAAGATTTGCGAGAAGTGGGGCATCGACGTGGCCGTTTTTTTTGAAGAAAATGTTGCTTAAACGATAACAAAGGAGGAACAGAAAATGAACAAAGTCAGACGCAAGGCACTGGCCGCCATCGTGGAACGGATGGAAAAGGAGCGGGAGATCATCGAGAGCCTGAAGGAGGACCTGGAGGCCCTGAAGGACGAGGAAGCGGAGTACCTGGAGAACATCCCCGAGAATATGCAGCAGTCCGAGCGCTACGAGACAGCAGAAGCGGCCGTCGAGCAGCTGGAGGGCGCCATGGACAGCCTGGAGGCCATCCTGGACTCACTGGACGAGGCGGCGGAGGCCATCGGAGAGGCCACCGGCCAGAACTGAAGGAGGAACGGAGCATGAGCGGAAAACGGAATGTGACCCTGGAGCAGGGCAAGACCTATAAGAACCACGGCGGCGGGACCTTCCGTTGCCTGAAGGTGGGCGGCTTCCTCCGCCCTGGTGACGCCCGCATGCAGAACACGGCCAGCGGCTGGACCATGGACGCCCACTGCGTGACCATGTACGAAGACGGCAGTATCGAATGGGATTATTCCACCGGCGGCCGCTTCGAGGAAATGGAGGTGCCGGCATGAAGCGACGGTACCACCTGTATGACGCCGCCGGGAAGTACATCGGCGGGACCCCAATCATGGAACAGGCCATTGAAGCGGCCAAAACACACGCAGACAGGAGCGGGCGCCACGTGGACGTGGTCCAGATCACAGTCATGCCGACCCGGAACCGCGTCCGCCGGTGCCGGTACCACCCGGGCGGCCGCGTCGAACAACTGTGGAAGGTGGATAACGACGGCATGAAGATTTCTGTCACACCGCACAAGCCCGGGGACGGCGGCATCATGGCCATGCCGATGAAGCGGAACATCCCGAAAGGCCGAAAGGACTGGAAACTGGTCAACTGCCCCATCTGCGGGGCGGAGTGCTGGGAGTCAGAACTGGCAAGGCAGGCCAAGACAATCGAGCCGGAGCTGCGAGCAGCATGTACAGAGTGTGCCCTGCGCGAAGGGCTGGGTGGTGGAAGGTGAAACACCAAACACGCCCGCCTCTGGGCACCACGATGTTCTGCGTCCAGGAACATCTCTACTACATACCGGGCAGAGCTGGCCCGGCCAAGGAGTACGTCATCTTCGAGGGCGAGATCGTGGGCTACTACGACGGCCCCGGGTGGGTGGACGTCAAGCTGAAGGGACGCGATGCTGACGGCTACGTCCAGACCATCCACCGGCGGCTGAAGGACATCGGCATCAAGATTTTCTTCACGGCCCGGGAGGCTGCCCTGCTGGCCTGGAAGATGACGGAGGAATACGAAAGGCGATGGGCATGGACGGAGCGGTGGGGAGACGTACCGCTCCGCCGGCCCTGGAAGCTACAACTTAAGGAGGAAATCACATGAACGAACAGTACAGACACCTGGAGAAGGACATCCTGGCGAACATCGCCGACCTGTCCCTGAAGCATGGCCCCGTGGAGCTTCAGATCACCACCGAAGACGCCGACGGCGACTTCATCCCCGAGTTCACCATCCGCACCGCGCCGGACGGCGTCCTGCGCGGCCTGATGGAGGACGACAACATCGCAAGTATGGACATGGAGTTCGGAGAACTGCACATCATCCCGGCCCCTGACTTCACGGGCGAGGCTTCGGGCTACCGCGCCAGCCTATTCGCCGACCTGCTGGGCGGCCTGGCCAACGTGGCGGCGGCCGTGAATGAGGCAGCCAGAAACGTGAGTCAGGCGAAGCAGGCCAGAGAGGACGGGAAAGTCACCCTGGCAGAGATCGAGCGCGGCGGCTGCTTCATCCTGGGCGGCTACAAGTTCGTGAAGCTGAACAGCGACGCGGCGGCGGCCCTGGTCCTGAAGGTGGACCCGCTCCCCGACACATGTGCCTTCAAAGCGGAACAGAGCGAGATGGCCCGGAACAACTACTTCTTCAGCGACCTGCGGAAACAGATCGAAGACTGGATCGACAGCGACGAGGACATTCGGGCGGCGGCACTGGAGCGGGAGCTGGACCTGACCAGCATGGACGGGATGAAGACCTACGGAGACGCGCCTGTCCGCGGCCGCTCCCTGACTATCGACGAGTACCGCCAGAACCGGGAGTTCATCCCATTGACCGACCGCCCCTACTGGCTGGCCACGCCATGGTGTACGGCGGGATCGCCTGACCCGGACACTTCTTTCGCGTATTACGTGAATACTTCGGGGGCGCTGGACTACAACCTCGTGTGCTTCGCCAATATCTGCTGCCCGCGCCCGGCTTTGTATCTTCAGTCTGAAATCTTTGTGTCGCCTGCGGAATGAGCAAGGCGGAACAGAAGACGCCAGCAACGGCGCCGCCGCCTGACACCAGGGGCTGCTGCGGCTGCTACTACTGGGACAAGGCCATGCAGGGGTGCATCTACATACTGATCGAGGGGCACCGTAGGCCATGCCCTGGTGGCCGGGCCTGCACCGTGCGGAAAGCAATCCCGCGGAAAAGAAGGAGCAACACATGAACACCATAGCCATCGACGTGACCGCCGTCCCCCGCGAGGTACGGGACGACATGGCCCGCCCCCTTCTGGAGAAGGTGGTGGCCTACTTCGAGCAGCCGGGCGTGGAAGAAGCCTTCCAGGAGTGGCTGAAGGAGTACAAAAAAAGAAAAGCGGCCACGTCGGTGGCCGGTACATAGGAGGACAATATGAGCCAGAGAAAAGAGAAATACCTGCGTCGTACCCTGGAACAGTACGACGGCATCGCCCGGGACGTTGATCACCTGAACAACCGGGTGCCCACCATCGCCAGAGACCTGGAGCAGGTCCGGGACCGCCAGGCCTCTATGGCCAGACAGCGCACGGCCGATATGACCCGCATCTACGCCGACGTCGATCGAGCCTTCGCCCAGGAACGCCGGAAGCGCCGCAGAGATAACCGAGCGGCCCGCCGGGCGAACCTGCTGGCCTTCCTGGCGCTGATCGTGGCCATCGCCGCCCTGGTGATGATTGTCACGGAGCGGGCGGAGCTGGCCAAAGAAGAGAAAGCGGCGGAGGTCGTGAAAGCCTCTGCCCCGGTCTGTATCACCATCCCGGAGCTGGCGGAGATCGTCACCCTGGAACACACTCCGGCGGCGGAAACCACGGCGGTACCGATGTACTACTGCAACGAAATTCCCCTGACAGCGGAAGAGCAGATGGAATTGTTCAACGCGGCGGACGCCTTCGACATTTGGTACCCGCTGGCCATCGCCATGGTGGAGGTGGAAACCGACTTCCGCAACACTGCCGGAGACGGCGGGAACTCCATCGGCTATTTGCAGGTCAACAAGAACTACCACGCCGAGCTGATGGAACAGGTAGGAGCCACCAACCTATGGGAACCGCGTGATAACTTCCGCACGGGCCTGGCCTACCTGGCCCAGCAGATCGAGCGCTTCGGAGACATACACAAGGCCCTGATGGCCTACAACATGGGACCCACCGGGGCATCCAGAGCGTGGGCGAAGGGAGTGTTCACGAGTGAGTACAGCCGGGAAGTCGTGGAGCGGGCAGACGCCTGGGCGTCCACCATGGGCTGGTAAGATCGACGAAGAACAGCGCCGCCGGGTAGAGGCCAGAGCGAGGGTACAGCGGTGGGCGTTTCCAGCAAAGGCGCGGGTGATCCATCCGAAATATGGGGAAACCATCGTGCCCTGCGCCTCCAAGCTGGCGGCGATCATGTGCGCGGCGGAGGTGTGGAAATGCCACTGGATGGAAGTCATACACGCAGAAGTATGGAGGAATGAAGAATGATCATCAATGAGAAAGGCCTGGTCAAGGCCTTGAAGAGCGCATACAAGCGCGGCGGGTACACCATCAGCAACGACGGCCAGAACGTGGCCCTGTACACAGAAGGCTGGTATCTCCGGGCTGCGTGGGATAAGTTCCCGCGCAAGGCCCTGGCCACCATCGTGGAACACATGGGCACCCTGCCGGCGGCGGAGGCCCTGGTCATCATGGACGGCTACGATCCCCAGGTGGCCATCCCGGAGGTGGTCGGCGACGACATCGCCAAGTGGATCGCCGGAGAGCCGGACAAGCGGGCCAAAATCGTGCCTGTGACCGTGGGCGTCCTCCAGCTGTTCCAGACGGAAGCCAGGGAATGCTATGGCATCAAACCCCTGGCCCTGGGCATTCTGGAGCGGGACGTGGCCGAACATGCGGAAGCGGCCGTCCTGGGAGAAGGCCGTCTGACATGGACCTGCGAGGGCGAGGCGGTCGTCGTGGAGGCTTTTCGGCCCACGGCGGCATACTGGGCCACGGACGGAGAAAAAGCCGTGTGGGCCGCCCTGGAGGCCGTAGAGCTGAACATCGGCGAGGAATAAGAAAGCCCCCTGCGTGTCGTGCGGCAAACACAACGCAGGGAGCAAAAACAGAAGTGGCGACTGGCGCCTATACAAATATTATACCACCGCATGGCGCCAACCGCAAGGGGGAAAACGCAGGCCGCCGGGCGCGGCCTGCCTGCCCCGGTAAGAGTATTAGTAAAGCGAAAGGGGACAACACCATGCCCTATGTCGAGCGGGTAGTGGTGGCTGGCGTCATACGAGAAACAAAGAAGATGTACACCGGGAGGGTCCACACAAGGGGGGCTGAACGGAAGAAGCAGACGGGCCAGACGAGCCAGGCCCAGCAGAGGGTGAACGAGCGGAAGGCAGAAGAGGTCTTACGCTGGCGCCTGAATGCCAACTTCTCCGCCGGGGATCTTCACGTGGTCCTCCACTACTACGACAAGGGGGTCGACCTGGACCAAGCGGAGCAGGACAAGAAGAAATTCCTGGCCCTGCTGCGTAAGGAATGCCGGAAGGCCGGCACGCCATGGAAGTATGTCGCCTGCACCGAAACCAAGAGAATGACGAACGTCCACCACCACATCATCCTGCCGGCCATGGAAGTGGCCACCCTGTTTTCCACATGGGAGCAGGTCGTGGGGATAAATGGCGGGAACGTATCTATCAAGCCACTGGACCGGCGGGGCAATCATGCCAAGCTGGCCAATTACCTGATGAAGGAAACGAGGTCAACAGTCCAGCGGCACCGGGAGGCAGGGAAGCGGTACAAGCGCTTCAGCTGCGCCCAGGGCATGGCCATGCCGGAACCACAGTACACGGTAGTCAACGCCAACACATGGAGCAGGGAGCCAAAGAGCCGGAAGGGATACATACTGCTGAAGGACGACAACGGACAGACAGCCAGGACCGGCATCCATGAGGTGAACGGCTGGCCGTGGATGGAATACTTCGAGCTATGGGCAGGAGATGGAGGCCCGCCCGTAGCAAAGAGGAACAGAAAACGAAGGAGGACTACACCATGATCGAGAAAGCCATTGAGAAAATCAACACCGAAATGCAGAAGGACCCGAACAACAAGTATCTGGAGATCATCGGCCACTACATCATCGACCGCTGCACGGACGACATCACCGCCGCCAGGATAGCAGCGGAGGGTAAAACCTTGAAGGGCGCTATGGACGCCGTGATGGCAAAGGCTACGGCCGCCAGAAACGGGAATGTGGCCGTCTTAACCCACACCACCGTGTTCGCTGCGGTGGACAGCTACTTCAAGATCACCACGGACGAACAGGCCCAGCTGGACGCCATGATGTCCGCCGGCAGCGGGACGCCCGTCAAGACGCCAACGCAGCATACTGGCAACGCCAAGCGCCTGGCCCTGGACCTGGACGCCTTCCTGTGAGGTGGCGGCCATGAAAATCGACAAGAGCATCAAGGCCATGCCGTGGCCGGAAGACTTTCACGGCACGCTGGAGAACTTCAAGCTGACACTGGACTGGCCCGTGGTGGATGGTGAGCGCCTGATGGTGGTCACCTTCACCATGAACAGGGACTTCGAGCGGAAAGCATGGCACCAGAAAAGCACCGGAGAGGACTTCCGCCTGATTTGTTCCAAGAAGCGGCGGAGGGCGGCAATTCTGAAGCGGAGCGGGCGGTCGGGCCTGCGCTGGACACTGGAACAGGCCATGAGGACCACGGCGGGCGTGTCCCCGACCTACTGCTACCCGCTGATCAACGAGCGGGACGAGAAGGCCCTGGCCAAGTGGCTGAAGAAAGGAGAGACCAGGAACCACTTCATGGAACATCTGGACACATGGGTGGAGGACGCCCTGGAGGCAGAACACCAGGCGGAGCGGGACGCCCGCGGGGAACTGCGGGACGAGGATGTCGGCCTGTGCCCTGACGAGCTTCCAGACGGCCTAATCCAGTACATCCGGGAGCGGGTCCTGCCGCAGGATCACGTCCTGATCTACAAGAAGGGTAACGTCCGGGGCCTATGTTACCGATGCAGGCAGAAGGTAAAAGCGCTGAAGGGCTACCGCTTCAAGCAGGACAATGTGGCCACATGCCCAAACTGCGGGGAAAGGGTCCTGGCCTACCTGGAGGGGACGGACCGCTTCAAAGCAGACTACGTACAGGACATAGCCACCATACAGAAAGGCACAGATGGCCGGACCGTCTTCATTCGCCAGTGGCACCTGTGCAGGGATACCACGGCCCAGTGGGAGCGCATCGAGGACCACCTGGACGAGGTCGCCCGCTACGCCATCCGGGACAATCATGTGGCCAAGTGGCAGCACGAGGCAAAGGAAAACTGGTACATGAGCACCACCCGCTACCGGCTGGCAAAGTGGGAGCGGATGACAAACGTCACCTGTGTGTACGACGGGGAATATATCTTCTTCCGGCCGGACTACTGGCGGGATGTCTTCGCCGGGACCTCCCTGCAATACTGCGAGCTGGAAGAGTACCACAGAGACATCGCAGCCGGAAAGAGCGGAAACACCATCCGCTTCATGATGGACTGGGCAAGATACCCGGCTATCGAAAAGCTGTGGAAGGCCGGGTACAAACAGCTGGTACATGAGAAAATGCGCGGCTTGATGAAGCGGCACCAGTACGCCATTGCCTGGGAGAAGGACACGATCCAGGGCGCCGTCCGTTTCCCTGTCCGCCTGCTGAAGAGAATGTCCCCGGAGAAATGGAACATGGACGACATCCAAAAGGTCCGTGAACTGTGGCCGGAAGTCCTGGCCGGAAAGATCGAGGAGCGGGAGATGAACGACGCCGTCATCATTGGCCTGCCTTTGAAAGACTACGAGGCGGCCCTGGCCCATACAACCGTCCACAAGGTCGCAAAGTACATCGAGAAGCGGCGGGAGGCAGAGCGGGACAGGCGGGCGGCGGAGGACGCTAAGATGATCGCCGCCGGCAACAAGCCGAGATACTGGGGACCGATGAACTATGCACAGACATTCCGGGACTACCTACGGGACTGCGTAAACCTGAACCTGGACCTGTCAGACAGGGCCGTCCTATTCCCTGCCGACCTGGAAGCGGCACACCAGCGCACCATCGCACAGATCAAGTACAAGGAGGACGAGGCAATTCGGGAGAAATTCCGAAAGCGCGCGGAAAAGCTGGAGAGCATGGCGTGGAGCAAGGGCGACCTGCTGATCCGACCGGCGCACGACGCCGGGGAACTGGCCGCGGAGGGCCACGCGCTCCATCACTGTGTCGGCGGGTATGCCACCAGCATGGCAGAGGGAACAACGGCCATTTTCTTCATCCGGGAACAGTCGGCCCCGGATCGTCCGTACTACACCCTGGAGCTGCGGGACGGCGTGGTGATCCAATGCAGGACCACGCAGAACAAGTCATACACCAACGACGAGCGGGTCCAGGGTTTTGTGGACGCCTGGGTCGAGAAGTTCGTCCAGAAGAAAAAGAAGAAGACCGCCACCGCGGCGGCGTGATGAAAGGAGAACACGAACATGGAACAGCACAACATGACGAACCACCAGGACGCGGCGGAGGCACTGGCCGCAATGGAACCGCAGGAAGTGACCGCCAGGCCCATCGAGGTCATCACCGCAGAAATATGGCTGTATAAGCAGCAGGCAGGCGCCGCGATCCTGGAAATCGGCAGGCGCCTGATCGAGGCAAAGGCCCAGCTGTCACATGGCGAGTGGCTGCCCTGGCTTGAGGAAAAAGTGGAGTTTTCCGACGCCACCGCGAACCGCTTTATGAGGCTTGCAAGAGAGTATGAAAATCCGTCACTGGTGACGGATTTGGGAGCCTCCAAAGCCTTGGTATTACTGGCTTTGCCGGCTTCCGAGCGTGAAGAATTTGTGGCCGAAAAACACGAGGTAAACGGCGCCGAAAAGAGCGTCGCGGAGATGTCCCGCCGGGAGCTGGAGAAGGTCATCAAGGAGCGGGACGCCGCGCAGCAGAGAGCGGAAGCCATGGAGAAGGACCTGGAGGCCCAGCTGGAAGAGCAGCGCACCGTCTACGACGTGGACATGGCGGATGTCCGGGCCAAGCTGGAGGAAGCGGAGAACCGGGCCGAAGGCTACCGGGTGAAGCTGGAACAGGAACGGGCCAAGGCCGCCGGAGAAATGACAGAGGCCGCCGACGAGCTGGCCGCCCTCCGGGAGCAGCTGGAAGACCTTCAGAACGCCCCGAAAAACGTGGCCGTCGAGAAGATTGTCGACCAGGAAGCCATCGACGCAGCGGCAGCAAAAGCCAAGGACGACGCAGAAAAGACACTGAAGGCCAAGATCGAGAAGGCGGAGAAGGCAAAGGACGCGGCGGAAAAGGCAAAGGCGAAGGCAGAGCAGGAACTGGCAGCCCTGAAGGTAGCCCAGGAAGAAGCCACAGCAATCAGGGAACGCGAGAAGCAGACCCTGGCGGACCAGGTGCAGGCCCTCCAGAAGAAGCTGGCCGTGGCGTCGTCTTCGGAAATGACCATCTTCAAGCTACACTTTGAGCAGGGGCAGGAGTCCATCAACAAGATGGCGGAGTGTATCAGCAAGATGGCGGAAGCAGGCGACGCTGAAGGCGCCAACAAGCTGAAGAACGCCCTGACCACCCTGCTGAACTCCACCCTGGAGGTGCTGAAATGAACAAGATTGCAGACCTGTGCCTCCTGGTGCATGAATTGACCGACGAGGACTTCCGGGAAGCCGACGAGATCATCCACGGGCAGTTGGAATACTGCCACCCCCTCAAGATGGCTACTGCCGGATGGCAGCATCAGCTGGGAGAACACAACCGGGCCGTCGTGGCCAAACTCCGGGAACTAAAGGAGATCATCGAGCAAGGCGCCAACATCAAGCGCCCGGGAGGCGACCATGGCGGGGATTAACTTCTCCGACCTTCCGCCCAGGTACCAGCAGCAGGCCATGAAGAAGCTGGCCGAACAAGTGCAGAAGAAACAGGCGGCGGCGGAACAGCCCGCCAGGTCGAAGTACGGAAACGTGAAGACCGAGCGGGCCACCCTGCATTTCGACAGCAAGAAGGAAGCCAAGCGCTTCGACGAGCTGCTGGCCATGGAGCGGGCCGGCGAAATCAAGGACCTGCGGCTTCAGGTGGAGTTCACCTTGCAAGCTGCCTATACCACCACGACCGGGGAGCGGGTCCGGGCCATCAGGTACCTGGCGGACTTCGCATACTATCGCCGGAGCGGGGACGGCTGGGAGTATATCGTGGAGGACGTAAAGAGCCGCCCGACCAGGACACGGGCATACCTGATGAAAAAGAAGCTGATGGCCGACCGCCTGGGGCTGACCATTACGGAAACATGAAAGCGAGGCAAGCACATGCTGAACAAGTGCATCTTCATGGGTCGGCTGGCCGCCGATCCTGAACTGCGGAGGACTGGAAGCGGGACACCGTGCTGTTCCTTCCGCCTGGCAGTCGACCGGGACTTCAAGGGGCAGGACGGCCAGAGGGCAACCGACTGGCTGAACTTCGTAGCCTGGCGAGGCACGGCGGAGTTTATCAGTAGGAATTTTCGCAAGGGCCAGCCCATGGTCGTGGAGTGCCGGGCGCAGGCCAGGACCTACGAAAAGGACGGTCAGAACCACAACGTCGTGGAGTTCGTGGTCGACAACGCATACTTCGCCGGCGGCGGTACACGCGAAGGAAAGACGGCAGCGCCTGATCCTGGCGGCTATGGATACGGCGGGTATGATGACTTGATGGAAGACGGCCCGCTTCACTGGGAGGGCTAACAAATGGCCAGACGACTGCCGGAAGACGTGAAACAGACCTGCCTGTGGCTGGCGAAAGGCTACGAGCGCAGGCTGGCGAAATATCAGAGTGAGCGCGGCGGAGGTCGTAAAGGAGAACGTCGCCGCACAAGAGAGCGGGAGCGACTGGAGGCTGTCGAACAGGCCCTGGTCGCTGTCGGCGAGGACATCCCGGCCGAAGAGGTCCGGGAGCAGCTGCGGAAAGCCATAATGCTGAATATCGAGAGCGGGAGGAAATACCCGTATGAGCAGCTGTCGCTGGAGGTCATAAGCCGGTCGGACTTCTATCGCAGGAAGGATAAATTCCTGGCCGATATTGCCGAACGTATGGCCCTGTAAAGTTGGGACTGTGCAGCGGCGGGAAATGATAACATGAATATGCCGGGATAACCTGGCAGGTCCATTTTCTGTTCCTCCAACCGCACCGGCGGGACATACCGGGAGAAATGGCCGTCACCCTTCCCGGGCGACGGCCATTTCGCAAAGAAAGGAGAGAACAATGGCAAAAGAATGGGCAAAGCCTTTTTACAAGAGTGGACCATGGCGGAGGCTTCGGAAAGAAATCCTGCGGCGCGACCTGTTCACCTGCGAAGAATGCGGGGCCAGGGCGACGGAGGTCCACCACGAGATTGAGCTGACGCCGGACAACATCAGCGACCCGAAGATCGCGCTGAACCCAGCGCTGCTTCATAGTCTCTGCGGAGATTGCCATAAGGCCATCACAAAAGGCACGGCGGACTGTGAAGAGGGATATTTCTTCGACGAGGATGGCCAGCTGACCCCCCGGGAGGGGTAAGACCACAGGGGCGGGGGCTGGGGACCGAGAGGGGCCCACACGAAAACACGCGCCATGTGCGAGCATGAGGGGGGGTAACGAAATGGCGGGACAGAAAAAACAGGACTTCGGGGACTATGCCGAAAGCTACGAAAAGGTCGACCCGGCCCGCCGGGTGGTGGCCGAAAAATACATCACCGAGCTGCTTTTCATGGAGGCCCAGCTGAACCGCCTGAAGAAGGACATCGAAGAAAATGGCGCCGTCGACAATTTTGTGCAGGGGCGCCAGTCCATGCTTCGGGAAAGCCCGGCCATGAAGGCATACTGCACCCTGGTGCAACGCTTCGGGGATCTTCAGAAGAAACTGGCGGACCTTCTCCCGGAGAAGAAGGACACGCAGAAAGCGCAGGCCGGCGAGAAGCTGGCCGCCTTCGTAGCGAAGGGCAAGAAGTAACGCGTGGCCATTAACTACGCGCGGCGGTACCTGAAGGCCATCCATGAGGGGAAGGTCGTCGTTTCCGAACCCGTGCGGATGGTGTACGAACGCCTGGAGGCCGAACAGGCGGACAAGTCCTGCAAATACCGCTTCGACCTGAAGCTGGGCCTGCACGCCATCGAGTTCATCGAGACGTTTTGCAGGCACTACGAGGGCGAGCTGGCCGGGCAGCTGGTGAAGCTGGACCTGTGGCAAAAGGCCTTCATCCAGACCCTTTTCGGCTGGGTGGATAAGAAAACCAAGTTGCGCCGCTTCCGGGAGTTCATGCTGTTGGTGGCCCGGAAGAACGGAAAGTCCATGCTGTCGGCCTGCATCATGGTGTATATGCTGGTGGCCGACGGTGAAGCGGGCGCTCAATGCGTCAGCATCGCCACGAAGTACGACCAGGCCGCCATCGTCTACAAGACGGCACGGAAGATTATCGAGCAGGACCCGGAACTGGACGCCCTGGTCCGCCCCATCGTGGGCGGCATGGAGTTCAAACTGACCAACAGCACCATGAAGGCCCTGGCCTCCAAGTCGAAGACCCTGGACGGACTGAACCTGCATTATTGCAGCTGTGACGAGCTGCACGCCCAGGAAGATCGCAACCTGTACGACGTCACAAAGCAGGGAATGAAGGCCAGAAAGCAACCCATCTATGGGTCCATTACAACGGCCGGCTTCGCCCGTGAAGGCATATACGACTCCATGTTCGAGTATGCCCTGTCCGTGGCAAACGGCACCGTCGTGGACGACCGCTTCCTGCCCATGCTTTACATGCTGGACAACCGCGAAGAGTGGATGGACCCAGCGGCGTGGCAGAAAGCGAACCCGGGGCTGGGCACCATCAAGAGCCGGGAACAGCTGGCCGATGACGTCGAGCGTGCAAAGAACGACCCGTCATACCTGCCCACCCTGCTGGTAAAGGACTTCAACATCCAGGAGTCTGCCGCGTCCGCCTGGCTGCCATTCGCTGTTTTGAAGAACGAGGAAGTGGCACCGGACGACTACTTGAACCACAGCTACGCCATCGGAGGCTGCGACCTATCGGCCACCACGGACCTGACATGCGCCACCCTACTGATCAAACGGCCAAAGGACCCGAAGTTCTATGTACTTCAGCAATATTTCCTGCCGAAGGCCCGCGTGGAGCAGATCGAGACGCAGGGACGCAAGGAGGCGCCATATCGACTATGGGCAAAGCAGGGACACCTGACCCTCTGCGACACCGCCACAGTGGACTACAACGCCGTGACAGCATGGTACGTGAAGATGGTCCAGGAGCGGGACATCCGGCCGCTGTGGGTCTGCTACGACGCCGCCTTGTCCGGCTACTGGGTGCCCCAGATGACCGACACGGGCTTCGACATGGAGCGCATCCGACAGGGACCTGTGACCTGGACGTACCCCATGAAGCGCATGAAAGGACTGTTTGAGGACGGGCTGATCGTCTACCAGAATAACCCCATGCTGCGATGGTGCCTATCCAATACGGCCGCGAAGGCATCAAACCAGAAGGGCATCGACAGCATACAGCCGGAGAAGATAACCGCCAACAGACGCATTGACGGCATGGTAAGCCTATTGAACGCCATGGTGGGCTACTACAACCACGAAGAAGAATTTTTGCAATACTTGAGGTGATGAAAATGGGCGTATTTAGCAATTTTTTGGACCTGTTCCGGCCGAAGGTGCAGACGTACTTCGGCGCCGCCGGAAAGTCCAAACCGTGGACCCGCGAGGTCTACGAACAGGAGACGGTCCGGGCAATCATTGACTGCATCGCGTCCAACGCCGCGAAGTCTGAAGCCCTGCACGTGATCGTAGACAAGCAGGGCCGCATCAAGGAGATCAAGCGCTCCAGCCAGTATGCCAAGCTGCTGAACCAGCAGCCCAACAGCCTGATGTGCGGCTTTGATCTGAAGTACAAACTGGTCGCACAGCTCCAGGACAAGACCACGGCCATGGCATTCATCAAGTGGGACGGCCTGGTGCCGAAGGCCATCATCCCGGTGCAGTACAGAAACTTCGAGTTTTACGGCATCCAGGGCGGCGGCTATGCGGTGAAGTTCGTCGACGAGACCGACGGCCAGGAGTACATCCTGAACGTGGAGGACGTCGTCATCCTCCGCAAGTTCTATAACCACCATCCCATCGCCGGCGACGGGAATGGCCCGATTTACAACACCCTGTCCATGATCAAGGCCAGCGACGAAGGCCTGACCGAGGCGCTGACCGTGGCCAACAAAGTACGCGGACTGCTGAAGCAGAAGAAGTCCATGCTGGCACCGGAGGATGTCAAGAAAAGCACGGACGACTTCGTGGACCGCTTCCAGAAGGCAGCCAAAGAGGGCGGCATCGTGGGCGTGGACTCCATGGAAGACTTCACCCCGCTGAACGTGACGCCGTGGTCCACCAACGCCGCGCAAATCCGGGAAATCCGGGAAAACCTGTTCTACTACTGGCGCATCAACGGCGCCATTCTGAAGTCCGACTACAACAGCGAACAATGGCGGGCGTTCTACGAAAGCGTGATCGAACCCATCTTGACCCAGATGGGCCAGGCATTCACAAACGCCTGCTTCACCCAGAGGGAGAAGGACGTGGGAAACAGAATAATTTTCACTTCCTCCGCCCTGATCAATGCCTCCACCTCCGAGAAGGTGCAGCTGATCAACGCCACCCGGGAAATCGGCCTGATGACCACCAACGAGCAGCGCGAGCTGTTCGGCCTGCCGCCTGTCGAAGACGGCGACGAGCGGGTCGTGTCCCTGAACTATATCAAACAGTCCGATATGTCCAAGTATCAGACGGGCCAGGAGCAAGACCCGGATGGTGGCACCGGGAAAGGAGGTGAAACCGATGGAAGCGAAGAGGAATAAACGACAGGAACGCCGCTTTGAGTTCAAGACCCGGGCGGCGGAGGTCGAGGGCGAAGGCGGCCAGAAGGAGCTGTATGTCGAGGGATACGCCTGCCGATTTAACAGTCCCACCGTGCTGTTCGAGTATGGAGGCCAAGAGTACCGCGAACAGATTAGCAGCCACGCATTCGACGAGGCGAAGATGGACGACGTCATCTTCAACTACAACCACCAGGGCAAGGTCATGGCGAGAACCAGGAACAAGACCCTGGAGCTGAAGGTGGACGATGAAGGCCTGTTCATCCGCGCCCGCCTTGATGGCACCGAGGAAGGCCGACGTCTCTACGACGAGATCGCCGGCGGCTACATCGACAGGATGTCTTTCGCATTTACTGTGCGCGAAGAGTCCTTCGACCAGGCGAACTTCATGTGGACCATCCACAAGGTCAAGCGTCTGTATGACGTCAGCGCCGTGGACATCCCCGCCTATGACGACACCAGCATCGAGGCCCGCCGGGAGAGTATCGAGACTGCCGAACGTAAACGGCAGGCAGCCCTGGAAATGGCCAAGCGGAAGCTGGCCCTGAAATGCAAACTGTAAAGACGAAAGGAGAAACGAACCATGTATCAGAAGAGAATTGCGGAAATCGAGGCCCGCAAGGCCGAGATCGCCAAGGAGATCGAGAGCGCCGACGAGGCCCGCACCAAGGAGCTGGACACCGAGGTCGACAGCCTGAACAGCGAGCTGGCCACCCTGCGCTCCAAGCAGGCCGTCGCCGGCAAGCTGGCCGACCCCGTCCCTGTTGAAGGCGAGGCCCGCGACGGCGTCCCCGCCGACATCGAGACCCGCGCCAAGCAGCTGCGCGAGACCCGCAGCGTGACCATCGCCTCCGGCACCCTGGTGCAGCCTAAGAAGACCGGCGGCATCAACGAAAACCATCCCGAGGTCTCCAGCATCGTCGACCAGGTCAACGCGGAACCCTGCGAGGGCATGGGCGAGTACGAAGTCGCCTACATCATCAGCTCCGGAGAGGGCAAGGACGCCACCGAGGGCGCCGAGGTTACCGAGACCGACCCCGAGTTCGGCACCGCGAAAGTGACCCCCAGCACCATCACCACCTACACCGAAATCTCCCGCGAGGTGCTGAAGCTGTCCGACCAGGCCTACCTGGCCCGCGTTGAGCAGGCCGCAAAAACCGCCCTGCGTAAGAAGGTGGCGAAGAAGATCGTGGCAACCACGGAGGACCCCAAGTTCACCAGCATCTTCAACGCACCTGCCTGCGTCACCGATGTGGAAATCTCCGCTATTGACGCCACTACCCTGCGCAAGATCGCCATGTCCTACGGCGGAGACGAGGCTGTCCCCGGCAATGCCGTGCTGTACCTGTCCAAGGCTGACCTGATCGCTTTCGGTGACGTCCGCGGAACCAGCGAGAAGAAGGCCATCTACGAGATCACCCCGGACTCCAGCAACCCCAACACCGGCATCATCAAGGAGGGCGGCCTGTCCGTCCGTTACTGCCTGAACGGCGGCCTGACCTCTATCGCCAAGCAGAGCGTCGGCGGTTACTCCATGGCCTACGGCAACCCCATGGGCTACGAGCTGGGCGTCTTCTCTGACTACACCGTCATCGTTGACGAGTCCGCCGCACTGAAGCGCCGCATGATCGCCATCCTGGGCGAGGTCATGATGGGCGGAAACGTCACCGTCTACGACGGCTTCGTCCGCGTCAAGAAGAAGGCCTAATCTGGGGGTGTGAGCGATGGCGGTATCTGCTGAATATCTGGACAAGGCCCGCCGGGCCGTCCGCCGTGGTAAGGACGAGGACGTGGACGCGGAGCTGACGGACATCATCGAAGAGTGCCGCCGGGACCTTGCCACCCTGGGGGTGACCGAAGCAAAGGTGAACGACGAAGCGGACCCGCTGATCCTGGGGGCGGTCCGCTGCTTCGTTCGCTGGAAGTTCGGTATCAACAACGAGGACGCGGCGGCGAACCGCGAAGACTATATGCAGCTTCGGGACGAAATCAGGAAGAAGGTGGCCTATTGTACTATTCAGACAAAGTAACCATGGTGCAGAAGGTAGCCAAAGAGGACGCATCCGGCGCCCCGATCCTTGACGACATCGGAAACCCGAAGTACGACGAAACAACCACGACAGTGTGGGCTGACATCACCAGCCCATCCCGTGCGGAAGTACGAGCGGCAGGTGAGCGCGGGCTGAAGCCTGCGGCCGTCGTAAGGGTCCACAAGACGGACTACAAGGGCCAGACATCCCTGGAGATCGCCGGCCAGCGCATGGACGTGTATAGGACCTTCCACCGGGGCGAGGACGTGGAGCTGTACGTCGAGGAAAAACGCGGTGATAGCCGTGGGAATTAAAGTGTCACAACTGGCCAACGCCGTAAACTCCGCTCTGAAGGAGTACAGCGGCATGGTGGCAGAAGACATGAAGGCCGGGGCCAATGAAGTGGCTGATGACTGCGCCAAAACCCTGCGGAAGACATCTCCGAAACTGACGGGGAGTTATCGAAAAGGCTGGAAAAAGAAAAAGGCCTTCGAGAACGCCACAGGCGTGCGCTACACGGTCTACAACGCCACTGACTACCAACTCACCCACCTGCTGGAAAAAGGCCATGCAAAGCGCAGCGGTGGCCGTGTGGCGGCCATCCCACACATCAAGCCGGCAGAAGAAACGGCCATCGTTGAGATGGAGAAGAAAGCGAAGGAGGCTTGCAGGAAATGATGGAAGCAAAAGATGTCCGGGCAATCATCACGGCGGCGGGCCTCCCTGTCGCATATAGGGCATGGACCGAGGGGAAGGCCCCGGCCCTGCCCTATTGCGTCTATTATGCCGGCCGCGCGAACAACATGTCCGCAGACGGGATTGTCTTCTTTACCGCCCAGCGGTACACCATCGAGCTGTACACGGACGAGAAAGACCCGGCGACCGAGAAGAAGCTGGAGGCCGCACTGACGGCCGCCGGTATCTTCTGGGTGAAAGACGAAACCTACATCGAGGACGAGAGAATGAACGAAATCATTTACGAAATTGAGGTGTAAATAATGCCGAAAGTCAAATACAACCTGAAGAATGTCCACTACGCACCCATCACCAAGGAAGCGGAGGGCGACGGCTTCCCCACCTACGGCACCCCTGTGGCGTGGCCCGGGGCCGTGGAGCTGTCCATGGAGCAGCAGGGCAGTATCAGCAAGTTCTATGCCGACGGTATCACCTACTGGCAGAGCGCCAAGAACAACGGGTACGAGGGCGACCTGACCATGGCCCTGATCCTGGACCAGTTCCGCGTGGACTGCCTGGGCGAAGAGCTGAACGAGACCGACAAAGTCTACATGGAGAAGGCCACCGCGAAATCCACCGCCTTCGCCCTGCTGTTCGAGTTCGAGGGCGACACCAATGGCACAAAGCACGTGCTGTATAACTGCACCGCAACCAGACCCAACATCAACGGAAAGACCACCGAGGAAGAGGTCGAACCCGACACCGAAAGCCTGACCATTTCCGCCGCCGCTCTGGCAAACGGATATGTGAAAGCCCGCACCGGCGACGAGACCACCGAAATGGTGAAGAACGCATGGTACACCAAGGTGTACACGCCGACGTCTGCCTAACAAAAGGAGGAACAGAGAATGGAAAGAACAATCACCATTGACGGGCAGGAAGTGAAGTTCCGGGCCACCGCGGCGGTCCCGCGACTGTATCGGATCAAGTTCCGCCGGGACATTATCCAGGACATGGCCATCATCAAGAAGGCCCTGAAGAAACAGGAGACGGACGGCGAAAACATTCCGCCCGAAGCCCTGGAAATGTTCGAGAACGTCGCCTACATCATGGCAAAGCATGCCGACCAGCAGGCCGTCCCCGCCTCCCCGGAAGAATGGCTGGACAGCTTTAAGACCTTCTCCATCTACACCGTGTTCCCCCAGATCATCGACATGTGGGAGCTGAACATGGAAACCCAGGTGAACAGTAAAAAAAAATAAGAGCGTCGACCAGGGAGATGACCACGCCGCTGTTCCTGCTGCGCTGCGTGCAGCTGGGCATCTCCCTGGCCGACCTCCCACTTCTGACCATTGGCATGGTGAACGATATGTACACCGAACAGATGAATGACGAGGTGAAATACCCCGTCATGGCAACGCAGCAGGACTTCGACAAATTCTAAAGCGAAGGAGGTGGTCGAGTGTCTGAAAGAATTAAGGGCATCACCGTGGAAATCGGCGGCGACACCATAAAGCTGAATGACGCCCTGCGAGAAACCGACAAACAGATCACCAACACCCAGAAAAGCCTGAAAGACGTCGAGCGGCTGCTGAAGCTGGACCCAACAAACACGGAGCTGCTGCAACAGAAGCAGCGCCTGTTGGCCGAAGCGGTTGGAGAGACGAAGACCAGGCTGGCGGCTCTGAAGGAGGCGCAGGCCAACTTCGGACCCATTGATGATAAAAACAGGTCGCAGTATGAGGCCCTGGGCCGTGAGATCATCGCGACAGAGCAGAAGCTGAAGTCGCTGGAGAACCAGGCGGCGCAATCAAACGCCACTCTGGCCCAGGTCGCAGCGGCTGGCGAAAAGCTGCAAGAAGTCGGCGGGAAAATCGAAAGCGTCGGCAAGAAAGTCTCTGTTGCATCCGGCGTCGTTGCCGGACTGGGGGCTGCCGCAGTAAAGACGGCGGCGGACTTCGACGCTGCCATGTCGAAGGTGGCGGCCGTATCAGGCGCAACAGGCGACGATCTGGAGGCGTTGAGGGAAAAAGCCCGTGAAATGGGAGAGAAGACCAAGTTCTCAGCATCCGAGGCGGCGGAAGCCATGAACTACATGGCCATGGCAGGCTGGAAGACGGGAGATATGCTGTCGGGCATCGAGGGCATTATGAACCTGGCGGCGGCATCCGGTGAAGACCTGGCGACCACCTCCGACATCGTCACGGACGCCCTGACGGCCTTCGGCCTGACGGCATCGGACGCCGGTCACTTCGCCGACATCCTGGCGGCGGCATCGTCAAACGCGAACACGAATGTCTCCATGATGGGCGAGACCTTCAAATATGCCGCGCCAGTAGCGGGTGCCCTGGGGTATAGTGCTGAAGACGTGGCCGAAGCCATCGGTCTGATGGCAAACAGCGGCATCAAGGCATCCCAGGCAGGCACATCCCTGCGTACGATTTTAACCGCCCTGCAAGGCGAAATCACGCTGTCTGGCGACGCCTTCGGGGAGCTGACGATCCAGACATCCAACGCAGACGGGACAATGCGAGGGCTGAACGACATCCTGGCAGACTGCCGCGCAGCATTCAGCCAAATGTCCGAAAGCGAAGCAGCCAGCACGGCGGAGGCCATCGTGGGCAAGAACGCCATGTCTGGCTTTTTGGCAATTATGAACGCAGCGCCCGCCGACATCGAGAAGCTGAACAAGGCCATCACGAACTGCGGCGGCGCTGCGGAAGACATGGCGGGAATAATGCAGGACAACCTGGCCGGGCAGATGCAAATTCTGAAATCCCAGCTTGAAGAGCTGGCCATCTCGTTCGGCGAAATGCTTATGCCAATAATCCGCAGCGTCGTGGAGGTCGTGCAGGGCTTTGTCGACAAGCTGAACGGCATGGACGAGAAGACCAGGCAGATCATTCTGACCGTGGGCCTGGTAGTGGCGGCCCTGGGGCCGCTGCTGATCGTAACAGGAAAGATAATTTCTGCGGTCGGCACAATCATGACCGTGCTGCCGAAATTGCAGCTGGTATTTACAGCGCTGACCGGCCCCGTTGGCATCGCTGTGGCGGCGGTGGCCGCGCTGGTAGCAATCATTATCACCCTGTGGAATAACTGCGAGGGCTTTAGAAACGCCGTCACGCAGGCCTGGACAGTCATCCAGGCGGCATTCACGACCTTTATGGAGTGGCTTCAGGCGACATTCGCACCGGTATGGGACGCGGTCGTGGCGACCATGCAGACCGTATTTGCGGCCTTCCAGACGGCTGTGGCACTGGCGTGGGAGGCGATCACGGGGATCTTCAACACCTTCGGACAGTTCCTTCAGGAAGTGTTCGGGGTGACGTGGTCGGACGTCTTCACAGGCATGCAGAACATTCTGACGTGGCTGGGCGAGGCGGTGCAGACCATCATCAAGGCCATCACCACAGTGTTCAGCGGCCTGGTGAACTTCCTGACAGCCACCTTCCTGTCTGGGTGGCAGAACGCCCTCCAGCAGGTCCAGGCCAGCTTCGCGGCCTTCAAGGACAAGGTAGTGGAAATCATCGAAGGCGTGAAGACCATGTTCCGCGGGATCGTGGACTTCATCGCTGGCGTGTTCACCGCAGACTGGGAAAGAGCATGGAACGGCGTCAAAAACATCTTCAAGGGCGTGTTTGACGCCCTGGTCGGCATCGTAAAGGTGCCTCTGAACGGCATTATCAGCATGCTGAACAAGGCAATCGGAGCCATCAATGTGCTGATCGCCGGGGTAAACAAGGCCATCAGTCTGATGAACGCACTGGGCGCAAACCTTCCTACGATACCAAGCATTCCGACCATCGCCTACCTGGCAAAGGGTGGCGTCCTGGAAGCAGGTAACGCAATCGTGGGAGAGAACGGCCCGGAGCTGCTGTCGATGGTAAACGGCAAGGCGAGAGTAACGCCGTTGAACCAGGAAGAAGGCGGCGGTGGGACAACGGCCCAGGCTGCCGGCGGATACAATCAGACCCTAAACTTCTACACCGCGGCCATGACGCCGTCGGAGGTGGCCAGACAGACCAGACTTGCCACCAAGAAAATGATTGCGGGGGTGACCGGATGAGAATTGTTTGCGAGCGGGAGGGGCGGACCATTACTTTCGGCCACGCTCCCCCCTACTGGCTGAACAACGTCACAGGACTGGGAGAACTGGATTGTGATGTCGAGAGCGAAAAGGCAACCGGACAGGACGGGGAACTGTACCAAGGCGCTACGGCGAACAAGCGAAACATCGTCATCGACGCGTCGGTGATCCTGCCGGACGGCGTAGATCATGCAGACGTAAGAAACACGTTTTTCGCCTTCTTTGTGCCGCGGCAGCCTGGCACCCTGTACCTTTACGACGGGAACACATCCAGGAAGATCGAGTACAGGACCGAGAAATGCGAGTTCGATATGGACGGCATCTTCCGGGGCGTCCAAATTTCCCTGCTGTGCCCAGACCCTACATTCAAGGCAATCACAGACGAAAGCTACCCCATGGCGGAGATCACCGGCATGATCGAGTGGCCGCTGGAGCTGGCGGCGGAGTTTGAGGTCGGCATCAAAGACAATTCTTTGATGGCCACCGTGGTCAACGACAGCAGTGTGTCACGAGGAATGACGATCACCTTCCGGGCGTCCGGCGAGGTGGTCAACCCGGGCATGGTGGAAGTGAGCCGCCAGCAAAGACTCAAGATCAACACGACAATGCACGCCGGGGACGTCATCACCCTGACCACAGGCCCCGGCAATAAGCGCCTGAAACTCAAACGCGGCACCGAAGAGACCAACATCAACAACCTGTGGGACTTCGGCGGAACGTGGCTTCAGGTGGAGCCGGGGAAGAATGTCTTCCGATACACGGCTGACAGCGGGACCGACGTCCTGGAGGTCATATTGTCATCTACACCGGCATACTGGGGGGCATAGCCATGGACCTGTACATCTACGACAGAATAACCGGCCTACGAGGGATCGCCGACGCTACCACCAGCGTGCGCTGGAGGCGAAAATATCAAGAACCCGGAGAAATTGAAATCCACATGCCTGCGACGGTCGAGAACATCGAGCTGATGGCGGAGGGGCGCCTGATCCGGCGCACAGACCAGGCCGACGTGGCCATCATCGAGGGCGTGGAGATAGACGAGCAGGACCTGGCCATCACCGGGCACATGCTGTCTAACATCCTGGCACGGGCTATCCTGTCAAAGCGTTACATCCTGAACGATACCGCCGAAAAGGATATGCTGGCCATGATCCAGGAGGGCACCAGGGTGGTGCCGGAGCTGGTGGCAGCCGCGGCGGCCGGCGTAGGAAGTTCTGACAAAGTCGAAATGCAGGCAACGTACAAAAACCTGCTGACGGCGGAGGAACGGCTGGCCAAGGCCTCCGGGCTGGGCTTCCGGGTGCTGTATGAGCCGGGGGTGATGACTTTTGAAGTATTCGAGGGCGTCGACCGTTCTGTGAGGCAGGACACCCGCCCGGTGGTCATCTTCTCCGACGAGTTCGGAAACCTGGCTGCGCCGAAGTACACGAAGACCTCCATCGACTACAAGAACAAGGCCTACGTCGCCGGAGAAGGCGAAGGAACAGCCCGCACGGTAGTGATCGTCGACCTGTCGGCCGGCGAAGAAGTCCGGGAGCTGTTTGTCGACGCGAAGGACATCACCAAGGACGAGGGCACAACAGACACGGAGTACGCCGCCATGCTTCGGCAGCGCGGGCTGGAAAAACTGGCAGAGTGCCCGAGAGTGGAAAACTTCGAGGGCGACGGCGAAAACGTCGAGAACTTCGAGTACATGATTGACTGGGACCTGGGCGACATCGTGACCGTCCAATACACACGACTGGGCATCACCATGCACGAGCGGGTGACGGAGGTCGAAGAGGTATACGAACGGGGCGTGGCAACATTCACGCCTGTGTTCGGGTCGCCACTCCCTGAAAAACTGAATTTAGGAGATGATACCGAATGAGCGAAAGCAGCGGATTTTTTGTTTCCCAGAACGGGGACAGAAAATACACCCCTGACTGGCTGGCGGAGTTCATCAAGGCCATGGTCACCACCGGCGTCTACTCTTCGGAGCTGGGCGTCATGGCGGGCACGGCCATGGACATCGTGGTCCCAGTCGGCCGGGCGTGGATCGAGGGCTACCTGTACCGCAACGACAGCCCCCTGACCCTGGCCATCACAAACGCAGACAGCGCCCTGCACCGGCGCGATAGCGTGATCGTACGCCTGAACATGACGGAGAGGACCATCACGTCCATGGTGCTGACGGGCACATATAGCACGGACCCCGTAGCGCCGGCGGTCACACGCACGGCGGACATCTACGACCTGAAAATCGCGGAAGTCTACGTCGCGGCGGGCACGACCAAGATCACACAGTCTATGATCAAGGACACAAGACTGGACAACTCTGTGTGCGGCATCACCGTAAGCGCAGTGCAGTATATCCCCACTGCCGACTTCCTGGCCCAGATGGACGACCAGTTCAACGCATGGTTTGAGAGCATCAAGGGCATTCTGGGAGAGGATGAAGCGGGAAACCTGCTTCAGATGATCCAGGCCCTGGATACCTCCACGGCGGCGGAAGATGAACGGCTTCAGGGGGAGATCGACAAGAAGATCACGGCACCCACCACCGGAAGCACGGGCCAATATCTCCAGAAGACGGCCACGGGTGTGCAGTGGGTGACGATCAAGTCCGGGCCTACCGTCCACACAGGAACGACGGTACCGTCCAATTCCCTGGGGGTAAACGGTGACTTCTACATCAAGACAAGATAGTGACGATGGCGGCGCCTTCGTGCTGGGAAACAAGGCCAAAGACTTGTACATATACACGTCGGAGGCCATCGGGAACACCAACATAATCCCGAAGCACCGCCGCCACACAGCTGGCCAGAGGCTGGAGAACATGACGTTTGACATCATGGAAAAGTGCTTCCTGGCCAACACCAAGAGCCTGAAGACGCAATTCGAGCAACGTCAGGCGCTGCAAGAGGAAGTTATGGCCATGTGCCTGGTATTTGAAAACCTGATCAACGCCTTGAAGGCGTCGAAGGCCTATCCCGGCATCGACGCCCACAAGGCGGCGGTTTGGACGCAGAAGTCCATGGACGTGCGCTTCATGTGTGCGGGATGGTACAAAAGCGATAAGAACAGGCGCTGACCATTATTTCGGGGTCCGGCCTGAACCCGCGGTCAACTGGTGGCTGCGCTCCCCTAACTCCAATGCGAACAACGCGTATTACGTGAATACTTCGGGGGCGCTGAACAACAACAACGTGTACAACGCCAATAACTACTGCCCGCGCCCGGCTTCGGCATGCAGATACCGAGATTGAGTAGCCTATACGGTGAAAACAGAGGCCTGCCAAAGGAGGCCTGTCCCCACCCGTAAAAGGGTAAATACTTCCCGTCGACGCCCGGCGGCCCAACAAAGGAGGGAAGCCGCGCTATCAGCGGCGGGCCTATGAATTATGAAGAGTTTACAAGCGTGACAGTCCTGGACGAGGCCTATCGAAAGACCAGGCGAGGCAAGCGAGGAAAGCGGGCCGAAGCCATCTTCGAGAGCCGGGAGACGGCCAGGCTGATCGCGCTATCCAACTACCTGCGGAGCGGGAACTATGAACCCGCGAAGCTGGACAAGTTTATGATCTACGAACCGAAGCCCCGCGTCATCAATGCGCCGTCATTCCGCGACAAGATCGTGCAGCGGGCGCTGACCGACAAAGTCGTGTATCCTGCGCTGGCGCCATCCATCCCGTTCAATGCCTATGCAGCACAGACCGGGAAGGGGCAGCACATGGCACTGGACATGATGGAAAAGAATATGCGGACTTACTTCCTGCGGAGGAAGGCGGCGGACGAGGCGGCCAGGAAGGCCGCCGGCTTGCCGTATCGGCCAATGAATGAATGGGACTATGCCAACGGATGGGTGGTAAAGGGCGACGTCAGAAAATGCTTCCCGTCGACAGACCACGACAAGCTGAAGGCGGCGGTGTATCCAAAACTGCCAGGCCCAGAGTTCTGCGACCTTCTGGGGAAGTACATCGACCAGGTAGAAGGGCTGGCCCTGGGCCACCAGACCAGTCATATCTGTGCCGTGTTCTATATGTCGAAACCCCTAAACTTCATCAATCAGGAGCTGGGGCACCCGGAGTCCGGCATGTTCATGGATGACTGGTACGTCATCGTCGAAACGAAGGAAGAGGCCCGGCGGGTCCTGGACGCTGCCAGGACAGAGTTCGGGAAACTGGGCTACGAGCTGAACGAGAAGACGGGGATATTCCCGCTTCGGAACGGGATCGACTTCTGCGGCTTCCATGTTTACCTGACCAACACAGGCCGGGTGATCCGAAAACTGCGGCAATCCTCCAAAAAGAAGATGAAGCGGCGGATCAAGAAGTGGGAGCGGGATTACAAGGCCGGCCTGATCACGCGGGAGAAGATCGAAGAGAGCTTCCAGGCGTGGAACGCACACGCAGCGCACGGGGACACCAGGGTGCTGCGCAAGCAGCTTCGGGCGAAGGTCGATAACATTTTCAAGGAGGCAAACCAACATGAGCAAGAAAATCAGCACCCTGGCCGCGGGCAGTCTTGTGAAACTCAATGAGAACGGCCAGGCGAAGAAGTTTATTTTCCTCCAGCACAACCACTACGGAAAGGGCGAGGTCACACTGCTGCGGAAGGACACATTCGCACCCAGGCAGTGGACAGGGTCCTACGACAGCAGCTACAACAACTGCTACTATGGCAGCGACATGGACATGTTCTGCAATACCCAGTACCCCCAGATGCTGGACCCCATCATCCGGGCCTGCATGGTCGACGTCCCCATTCCTGTGGCTGAAGGTGCCAGCTACGGCGGCACCCTTGTGACCACGATCCACACCATTCAGCGCCGCGGCTTCCTGCTGTCCTCCATGGAGGCCACCGGCAGCGCAGGATGGCAGAGTGAGGGCACGGTCTTCAGCTACCTGGCCACACAGGCAAACCGCATCGCCTATTCAGACGAGACCGCGACCGCGGTCTACTGGTGGCTGCGCTCCCCTTACTCCTCTGCGAACCGCGCGTATTACGTGAATGCTTCGGGGGCGCTGAGCAACAACGGCGTGTACGACGCCGATAGCTACTGCCCGCGCCCGGCTTTAGCTCTTTCCTCTGAAATCTATGTATCTGACAGCGCAGACGCCGACGGATGCTACACAGTCGAAAGCGCCCCGGCCGGTGAGCAGTACATGAAGCAGAACGGCATCTGGCTGAAGATGGTGTAAAGGAGGCGGAAGACATGACCATCGTAAAGATTGCGCCCGAATGGAACAACGCCCACGCGAGCCTGACCGACGTCGACTACATCCTGCCGGGCTGGGCAGAGCTGCCCGAAAGCTGCGCCGAGGTGTGGAAGACCACCGGGCCGTTTGTGGAGATCACCACCGACGACGCCGGCAACATCACCGGAATGGCCCCCAGCGAGGAAATTCTGCCGGAACCCACGCCGGACCCTGGACCCACCGACAAGGAACGCATCGCGGAGCTGGAGGAAGCACTGGACCTGCTGCTGTCCGGCGCCACCGGAGAGGAAACGGAGGTGGCAGCGAATGAAGCCTGAACTGCGGGCCAAGATTTACCGCTATAACAAGGAGAAGGCGGAGAATGAGGAAAAGGCGACCGACATGGTGAAGCTGCTGAACGCACCGCCGCCTGGCCAGGTGAAGCAGCTGCTGAAGGATGAAACCTGCGCGGCCATCCTGACCAAGTACGGGATCACGGAGGTGTGACCATGTACGTCGACACTGAAACCATCCTGACCCTGGCAAAGCTGATCACCGCACTGGGCACCATCGCCGGCATCTGCGTGGCCGTATACAAGTTTGTCGAGAGGGACAAGCAGCAGGTGGCAAAAATCCAGGCCATCCAGAAGGAACAGACATTGATCTGCTACGGAGTCCTGGCGTGCTTGAAAGGACTAAAGGAACAGGGGTGCAACGGCCCTGTAACTGACGCCCTGGACAAAATCGAAAAGCACCTGAACCAGGCCGCCCACGAGGATTTAACGGCATGAATGCGTGGTACACATACCTGGCGGCAATAGCCGCGGGCGCGGCCCTGGGCGTCGCTGCTGGCTTCCTGGTCGGAAGAGTGAAGAAGAACCTGTCGACCAGGAAGAAGAGCGGAGAGGCCAAGAAATGGCGGCCGGGAACCATCAACACAGTGCTGATCCTGGAAGCCATCTTCCTGCTGTACTATGTCAACAGAGTGCTGACAATCTTCGAGATAACGGGAAGCGAACCGCAGGTCCTGAACACCTGCGTGTTCACAGTATGCGGATTTGAAAACGGCTTCCTGGGGTGGATACAAACCACGAAAATCAAAAAAGGCGGAACCAAGGCAGAAGAACCGGCTATCGGGCCGGAACGACCAGAACCGCCAGACGCTTGAAAGGAGCGAGGAACACATGACCGAAAAAGAACTGCGGGCCAAAGTAGTGGCCACCGCTGTGGCCTGGCTGGGCCGCAAGGAGAGCGACGGAAGCCACCGGGAGATCATCGACATCTACAACGCCCACAAGCCGCTGGCCGTAGGATACCGTGTGAAATACACGGACGCCTGGTGCAGCACCTACGCGTCGGCTGTGGCCATCAAAGCGGGGCTGACAGACATCATCCCGACGGAGTGCGGATGTGAGCGCCACGTCAACCTGTTCAAGAAGATGGGCCGCTGGGTGGAGAATGACGCATACACCCCGGCGCCGGGCGACTATGTCTTCTATAACTGGGATGACGGCGACAACTACGCCACAACCGACATGACGGCGTCGGCGGACCACGTAGGCATCGTGACGGCCGTGTCCGGCAAAAACGTGACCGTCATCGAGGGGAACAAGGGGAACGCCGTGGCATACCGCACCATCAAAGTGAACGGGAAGTACATCCGGGGCTATGGCGTCCCCGACTACGCAGGCAAGGCAAAGGAAACAGGCGGGACGGCGGAGGCCACAACATACAAGGTCGTAAAAGGCGACACCCTGGGCAGGATCGCAGCAGCGGCGGGCACCACGGTGCAGGCCCTGGCCAAGATCAACGGCATTAAAAACGTGAACATCATCCGGGTGGGGCAAATCCTTATGATGGAGGACACGGCCAGGGCGGCAGTGGACAAGCTGGCCGCTTTGGGCGTCATCAACTCCCCGGACTACTGGGAACAGACGGCGGCGGAAGTTCAGCACCTGGACGAGCTGCTGAAGATGTCGGCCCAGGTCATCAAGAAGGCCGGGAAACGCACTGCAACGCCGGAGGCAGGCGTGGAGAAGCTGGTCAAGGCCGGCGTCATCGCATCGCCGGAATACTGGCTGACCAAGGTCAACACCGTGAAGAACCTGGGCGCACTGCTGACGGCCCTGGGCGGCGCCGTGTAA